TTTTGTTGTATTTTTCCCACTCAGCCTGTTCGATTTCGTTGTATTTTTCCTGCGCAGCCCGGTCGATTTCGTTGTATTTTTCCCACTCAGCCTGTTTGATTTCGTTGTATTTTTTCCGTGCAGCCCGGTCGATTTCGTTGTATTTTTCCCACTCAGCCTGTATGATTTCGTTGTATTTTTTCCGTGCAGCCCGGTCGATTTCGTTGTATTTTTCCCACTCAGGCTGTTTGATTTTGTTGTATTTTTTCAAACCCCCTTGATTCAAAATTTCAGGACAAACACCAATACCCGCAAAATTTCCATTCTTTATATCCTCTACTATACAAACAGGAAAATTTTTTGGTGTACTAAAATCTGTACACTCCCAATGTTCGCCCGTAACTTCAGGATAAAAAAAACTTATAGCGCCATGTCCGCAAATATCGACAATCCAATTTTTATTATATCTTTTAAATTTATTAAAGGTTTTTCCTTTCAAATCGTCTTTTGTTAAATAAAAATAATCGGTATCTTTTTTGATTACTGAAATAAACTCACACATTTTAACCCCCTTTATTAAATAAATATTATTTAGTTATTACAGAATAAATTTTTCGTTTTACCCTCAAACCACTTCCGGTAACATCTGACATGATTAAAAAACCCTTAATTTTTGGCTGGTGGCCCGACGGACACCGCCCGATCTTGTGAATACTTGATAGCCGGAGTCTCTAAGATACACCATTTTAACGGATCCATTTTCTAACCTATAATTAGGCACTACCAGTTTAAAGCTTTCTTTAATGCCCGGATTTCTGGTGCAAAATCTTCCTCCATATCTGAATCTAAAATTAACGCCCGGTAAGCTTTAATACAAGCCAGCCTCAAACGTCGCTTTTCTTTCTGTAATTTTTTAAGAAGTTTGAATTGATATAACTGTAAAATCATTGGTTTAACCTCCCAGCCTTTCTTTCTTCAATATGTTTTGTGTTAACCCTAGAAATATTAATCCTCACCTTTTAACATAATTGTTATAACAGGTTCCAGATTATCACCCGGCCCGCATTGTGACCACATATCTATAGGCTTTGTAACGATCCTACCATTTGCGGCTTTACTGGCGAATAGCGGGGTAAAATTAAATCTATCACCCTTAGAGCTTCGGATGCCTAATTTAAAAATAGTCAGCATATCCCAAGCCCGGCCCTGAAAGTCTTGTCCTGTTACTTCAAGATTATTTAATACTGCATTTACTCCCGCTGTTATTGCTACCGGGAATTTGATCCCCGCCTCTGCCGCCATTTCTGATAAATCAATCAATACGCCGTCTTCAATGGCTTCTTTTCTAGTATATTTAAAAATAACATCTGACATGATTAAACCCCGTTTAATTTTTGGTTAGTGGCCCGACTGTCACACCTGACCGCGCGAATACTTTATTTAAGTCTACCCGTGCCTTTAATGATTTTATCCTACCCGTTAAATGAAGTGCGTTTATTGGATCAACGGTATTTGATAAAGCAAATTCTAAAAAGTCTCTCTCTTTGTTCAAATTCTTTTTCATATCAATATCCTTTGTCTATGTTTGTTTGTTGCTTCAAGCATACTATTTTATTTTCAGTTTGTTAAGTCTACCGTTAAACTTTTTCAATTTTAAAAGTTTCTTCCCGCTTGATCCCGGTTCTTGTCAAAGCGTCTTCTTCATTTCTGCAATTTCCAATTAAGATTTTTTGACAAAAGGTATGTATTAAATATTTACTGTTTCTTTTTAACCGCTTGTCCCAATAAGGGGTGAAAGCAAAAGGAATATCAAACCAGCGCTCCCCGTCAATCTGACTCCTAAAACCCTGTACTGTCCAGCCGTCAAATTTTAAACCGTGTTTCGTGATAATCTTACGGCTTTTGTCTGTATCCTTAACATATAAGTCTGACTCATGATTATCGATCTCACATCCAGCCTCTTTTAATTCGTGATATAAATTTTTTTGATTTGGCATTTCTCGATCCTCCATTGCTTTATTATTAATTATACTAATAAAGTATAAACTTTCCTGTCCACTTCTTGAACTTGCGCACTGTAGGTTGCGGCCCACAGTCTACACTTTCCCCGCTTCCAGTCGTTTATTTGTTGTTTTGTTGCCACTGTGCCCTCTGAATCTTCCAATAATTGAAAGTCAATTCTTCCCGGTTCATCACAAGAGTTAAACAGATAGTTTTCTCTCTTGTCCTCGATTCCCAGAGAGTCACACACATTTTTAATTAATTCTGTTTGAGACTCTGCTTTAAATTCATCCTCTACAAAATAACTTCTTGTTGTGTCTGGTTGGCATCCCGTATCAAAAATATCTTCCTCAACAAATTTTAAAAAGCCGTTTATCTCTAGCATTTTCTGATCCTCCATTATGTCTTGAATTACTCATTATAATTTATCCTTTTACTGAATACTCGATAGCATCATTTAAAAAATCAAACTCAGCAATACAGGCGCCTATATTTTCATGTGATACTTGCCATTTTTTCCATAAATGGTTATATTTTATTTCATAACCATTAACCAATTTCCCGTAATGAATTTTTGCTCCCGTTTCTGTAGAATGATGTTTGTTAAATTCTTCTTGCAAATACTTTTCTGTTCGTTCTCCCGTGCAGACCATGCTCCAATTACCGCAAGAACATACTGCTTGAGCATCATGTAAACTAATTATAACTAATTCATGTCCTTTCATAGTTTAACCCTCCTGTCAATCTTTACTTCCGTTCCTGTTACTTTATTAATTATTATCTGGTCTCCTGTATGCCATAGGCTTTTTAAATTAGATCAATTAATTTTTTATTTGCATCATATTTATTAATTAATTGATGTAATTCTTTTTCCACCAAATCAATATTAAAATTTTCTTCTGGTTCATACCCTTGCTCTAAACTATCTAATGCACTATTTAAAGTTGATGGAGATATACCGCCCGCTTTTTCATTATCAATTTCAGCTTTAAAAAATCTTTTGGTTTCTTTGCTAATTTTCATTTTTAGCCCCTATAGGGCCGGGAATTTGAACACCCAGCCTGTGTTTTAATCTACTGTTATTAATAAAAACCTTTCTCCGCCTCTTAAAGAGACCCAAACATGATTTCCACCTCTGCCAACAATAACCCGGCCACTGTGATATTTAAACCATTTTGTTAAATCTTGCTCTATCTCTTCGAGAGATGCAAAGGGTTTTTGCTCCTCATAATATTTTTTGATCTCAGCACTTCGCCAGTATGCTTCTTGATCCTCAATAATTACTGTCACTTTTCCGGCCTCTTCATGATCAAGCTCTACTGTCAAGTTCTTTATTTCCGGCGGATCATTCCGCAAGTCGTCAATAAAATACTGCTTTGCTTTTTTCGCGTCCTTCGCATGGATAGCCCGTTCCAGTTTTACAAGGTAAACCCCGCCCTGTGATTTTTTGGGATTATCCTCCTCAATAATATCATACTTATTAATAGCCTCAAATTTTGCAATAGGGTAAAAGGAGCCCTTACTTTTTTGGCAATCTTCGCATTGATGTAAAGTTCTATCCGCATAAGGTCTTTGCAACATTTTTTCTTTCCTCCTATTGGGCCGGGTTTAAATTCCCGGCCCTTGATTTTTAAAAAGTTAAGCCGCGGCGCTTACTGTTTCCCGTTCTTCGGCTTTCTCTTCTGTTCTTCTGCCTTGCATATAGTCAACCGCTTTCTGCGCTCTTCCTGAAGCAACAAAGATTAATTTCGGATCAGATTTTAACTTACTGATCCAGCCGTTAATATAAGCCTGCTGGTTTTCTTCTAGCTTTTCGTTACTGATTCCAGTTAATGCACATATAAAAGCCGTTCCAATTTCCGCCGTTAATTCTTCCCGGCTGTATTGTTCCCTGCCGAATCCGTCCGACTCTGTGACGCCTTCCCGGTTTAATCTCTCTTTATGTCCTGTACTGTGGGTCAATTCGTGAAATAGTGTGCCGTAATATTCTGGCTCATTCTCGAATGTCTCCGGCTGTGGCATCATAATAACATCATCTAATGGTCTATAACAGGCCCGGCTGCCGCCGTGGTTTACTGGTGGTTTATCCTTGAAATCGACAACAAACTTTTCCGCATTATCGATCTGCTGGAATTCAGAAATCTGAATATTGTTAGTTTCGTATTTGATCCCCTCTGTTTGTTCAATATTAAATACCCGGTAATATTTGAGAAAGGGTATTTTTTTCTTCTTCGGCTGGCCTGAGGCGTCCCGCTCTTCTGTCTCTCTGATTAACCATTGCCAGAATACTATTAGTTCAGACTTGGAACCCTTCTTGACCTTGCCGCCTAAGGTCTGAACCTGTTTAAATGTCAGGTAATAAGGACTTGAAAAACCCTTATCTATCAAGTTAAAGAACAGCACAAAAGCGTTGACTCCGCGATAGGGTTTCTTACTGATAAAATTCTTCGGCATTTCGCCCGCACCCTTCCAAGTTTTACGCCACGGGATTTTACCTTTTTCTAAACCATTAATGATACGATCTGTAATTGCTCGATAAATATCTTTGTTTGTCATCTGTCCCCCTCTGTTGGGGCTGGGAATTTAAACACCAGGCCTTGCTTTTTATAAAATTAAGCCTTTGTAAGTTGTCTATCAATTACAGCGTGGCCGCCTTTGTATAGATCAGGATAAACAACGGCCCCGTCGCCCTCGTTATTCTCGAAAGCCAAAACAATAGCCTTGTTAAAATGCGGATTAAGCTGGCCCTTATCAATCCAAGCTTGGATTTGTTCCAGCGTTCCTATAAAATTATAACAAGCACCGCCTCTCATGGTCTGACATGTTAAGCCAGACGTACTTAAGGTTCTGATCTTCGAGTCTGTGTCACATGTAAAAGGCTGATCCCATCCGGCAAAGATAGCATCCTTTAACGGAATTTCCGGCGCACTGGCGTATAATCTGCTCTTAAGTCTTAACTTGTACTTTTTGCGCTTTCCCTTTTCTGAAAAAATCGGGTTGCTTTCGGGGTCAATGTCTTTGATTATAATTTCTAATTTGTGGGTCATTGCCAGCATTGAATCAATTTTAAATAACGTATACTTTTCACCGGTTTTAAAAATCTCTGTTAACTCTTGCATGATCTTTTCTCCTTGTAATGATTAATGATTACTGTTAATTTAAACATCATATAAGCGCGTCATACTATTTTTAAATGCGTCCTGTCCAGCTAATCGTCCACACCCCGGCCCCATATACATATAATTTCCAGCGTAATTATTTGCTTTTGGGTTGTCTGAAAGTCTGCCGTTGTCGATTGCTTTTTTAAATGCGTCGCAGGCTTCGGTTCTGATCTCGTCAAAGACTTTTAATTCTTGTGTTAGCTCTGGCATGTTCAACCCTCCGTTGTTATTAAAAAAAATAATATGTTACTTCATGCTGTTTTAAATGTGCTTTGGCTTTTTTAAGTTCTTTCAAAATATTTTTTACCTCTGACCGGTTAAATTTTAGCTGCTCTTTATACTGTTTATTGTCATTTGTTTATTAGATAATGCGCCATAAATTTGATTCGTCAAGTTAAGTCAGTCATTTTTTAATATCATTTGTTTCATCTTTTGTGCCCCTTTTGTTTGCCTGAATTAACTCAAGCATAGCACATCAACCGGCGTTTGTCAAGACATCAGCAAAATATTTTTTTAAAAAACCCACAGACTCGACGGGAGAATTTAAGAAACTGAAGCGGCAAATATCAAACTGGATTTTGTAAAACCCGAAAGCTAAAACCAGAAAACCCAAAACGCCCAAAGCCTTAGCCTGTGGCCGCAGGATCAAGCCGGGAAGATTCGAGCAGGCCCCTAAAGGAAACTATACAAAATGCCAAAGAAAACTTGAAACAAATCTCTAATATATTATATAAGTAAAACTGTAGACTTTTAATTCTAAGTTAGTTATGAATAACTGAACTATTTAGCCAGTCAAAAGAACAGAAAAGCCGGACGGCTCACAAAGGAAAGCCGGGAATGAGTCCATCAATATTAATAATCTCTCAAGAGTAAAAGAGAATAGATAAGCTATAGTTAATCATAGGTTAATAGGACAATGGAGACGGGAAGCGAAAGGAATACGGGCATACTTAGAATCAGGGAACTTAATGGTATATATAAAAAAGGCCCGGTACTGTCTCTAAGGGGCTGCATATTCATAGTTTACTACATATTAAGCTATTACTGGACATAAAGAAGCCCGGCATCCCTGATTTAAGAGATTTACCGGGCTTTTTTATATAAGTATATGCTCCAGTAATGATTTATGATTAATTCATTAGTGTATCACATCCTTTCTATAGTTATTATGCCTTATAATAACCTTTTTATTTTACTTAAGTTTATATTATACCAATGACTTAGATGTTGTCCCACGCTTCAGCCTCTTTGACGTTCTTAACAATGGTATTAGCTGCTTCTCTGCTTAATCTTTGGGTGATCTCTTGACCTGTAAAAGTATCTATCACATAATAGATAGGATATTTACTGTTTGTATTCTCAATGATCTTATAACGTTCCATGATATACCCTTTTTTTATTAGATTATATATGAGAGATTTTATCTTTGATTAATATGTCATATTTTTTTTTAAAGTTATTGTAATTTGATAGAATACATTCCTGCGCTATTGAAAATTTTAATATTTGCAAAGTGTATGCTTTATCTATTCTGTTATAATATAACTGAACATCTTGAGAATTTGTAACAGCCAGTTTTTCAACATTCTGGCCGTTCAGAGAATTTTTGAAATAGGCAAGCATGGCAATACCGTATTTATCAGATTCTTTAATAATAATATATTGGATATTTTCTTCCCGTGTCTTACCTTCAATGTTTATTATCTTCATTATTTTAACCCCCTATAATAGATTAATTTAAGCTTGGTTTACCTGGCGAACATGTAAGACCTCTTCTACAGGATAATCATTATCTTGTATCCTTTGTTGATTAGTTATTATTTAAGCCATATTATTATAAGCGAATAAAATATCTTTTATGCTTGCATTTTCTAAGACCTCACAACCGGTTTCCCTTTCTAAACGTTGGATTTGATTGTTTTCATTTTTTAAAAAATGGTATAAGTTATTGTATTTATATGAAAGCTTGTTAACAACCATCCCGCAACCAAAACTATTACCAATAATAGTATAAAAAGTCACTGTAATTTTTTCTTTTAATTTTGTATTATAGTTAATTGTAACATATTGACGTTCGTTTCTCATTGTCTTATTCTCCTGTTAGTTAATAAATTATAGTTCTATGGTATTTTTTATATTAAAAGCTATTGTTCGATTACAGGCTTGAACTCTTGCCTTATGAGTACATCCTTTATATCCGTTTAAATTATCTCGGATTATATCTGTAATAATTAAACCGTGATCTCCGGCTCTATGAAATTCTCCGCCTATTGGATGCCTTGTTGTTTCCCAATAACCATACCCCGGTTTAATTTTTAATAACATATTATAACCCCTAACAGTTAATAGTTTATAAATTATATCTCTTGCATTATTTTATTTAATGCCGTACGTAAATGAGTATCGTCTAAATATGTGTATAATACATCGCAAATAAATCTTGTTGAAGATAAACCGTCAATTATACTGCCACGCAAAAGATCGTAACAAGCCCGATCTTTATGTATGCGGCCTATGTTATTTTTTTGATAATACTCAATTAATTCTCGGATAGAATTAATATTTTTGTTTTTTAATTTGTTTAATGCTTCTATCATTCCCGCCTTTAACATTGCATAATGTTCTTTTTTAATTTTCATTGTTTTAACTCCTTATAATTAAATAGTTTATAAAGCTACAGCAATAAAACAAGCTATTAGCATAAACACAAGGAAGAGAAGGAAGACTCCGAAACCAAGCGCCCCACATATAAACATACTGATCGTCATAATGCCCTCGGCCATAAGTCCCGTAAGCTTAATAATAATTTGACCAATGAATGATAAAATAGTTAACATGTGTCCAAAGATATTTGCTAACATCTATTGATCCTTTCGTTCTGGATTTGATTTAGTATATAATAGTTTTGTTTGCATTTATTTATTGATTCTTTCTTCTGAAGTCTCGATATAAAGAGCTTCAGCCTTTGTAATGGAATGAAGTATAACCAAAGCATTAAGCCAATAAAATGAGAGCTGCATGTCCCTGTAAAATTGTCTTGCCTCTTTGATTCTGATGTTTTCGTTTAGTCTTGTCATTCGTCTGCCCGCCTTTTGATTCAACCATAGCACACACCCAGCCACATGTCAAGAGCTGTGCAAAATTTTTTTTGTTGCCCGTTGTTTCTCGTCGAGAGCGACACTGAAAGTTTTTTATTTTTTTTCTTGACACTCGTGATCACTCCGGCACTAAGCCCGGCCCAGCCAAAGCCTGGCATATTCCCACGAAAAGCAAGGGCTTAAAGTATAATTATAATTATATCTATATCTTATTTAACTTCTTAAGTCTTCTTAAGTCTTCCATAAACTTCCAGAAGACTTTAGAATAACTTCTTTATGCAAGCAGCAGATAAGCAATAAGAAGTTTACCAGAAGACTTACAGAAGTCTTCAGAAGATAATACACTAAGTAATAATAATCTAACATAAGTCATAACTCTATAGTAAGTCTCTTCTTAAATAAATTTTTATAAAGATATATAAAGAGTATTATAAACAAAAGAAGTATAAGACCTATAAGTAATTGTCTCTGTACCAAGCATACGTTTACGCTTCCAATAAAATCGACTTCAAGGCAGATTGAGGATTCCAAAAATCCCGGGAAAATATTCCGGCCCATACAAAGATTACGAATTGACAAAAGACCGGTCTCAAAAGTACAATAAGCTGTACGGAATCATACATAAGAATGTACGAATACCAAAAAGGAACCCAATATTCCTTACCTGCCGGGCGCACCCCTGTAGTTACCATATAAAGTCGGCTGGGAGCCTCCTTGTTAGGTAACGAACCATTGTTGTGGTTCGGTAGCTCTCTTGTGTGAGGTATCGCAAAATGCGACCTCTTACCAAATCAAAGGGCCGAAAATGCTGGGAAATTTTCCGGATCTCAGGGGATTGTGTTTGCTGGTTTCAGCGTAGGGCCCCTGTGGCTCTCAGAAGACGCTCAAGCGATTATTTTAGGAATTCTGTAGTCTGGGCCGGCTCATTGAATTCAATAATATATTAATAATCATAAATATAGTAATAGTAAGTACATAGGTAATTTTTCATAGGAGGTCGAGGGCGGCTCTGCCGGACGAGTTTCTCCTCATAAAAAAGAAGAAAAAAGCCGGCGATCACGAACAGAGTTCGTGAGGGCGGATTTATTCGGAAGATGTCCTTTTATTAGTAAAAAAAAAAAAAACAAAAAAGGATTAAAATTGATTTGTTTATTAATAATTAAGGATAAAAAATATGGGAAAGTGATTGTTTTTTCTCTCAGTCGTTATTTGTATTTAAGTATAGAGGGTGGATACTACCTATGAGCAAAAAATTAACTTTAGCTGAGGATTATCAACAACTGGCCTATGCCTTATTCCAAGAGAAATTATTTAGTATGAGTGGTATGACTATGGAGGATAAGAAAGGTCTAATTGAAGAGTTTATTCCCAAATCTGAGATGATTGAAAAAGCTATTGAAGTATTAAACAAATTCGGGAGCCTTATGGCTACTGACAGGAGGCTTAATAATGAAATTGACTCCAGCGAGAGTGACGCGATACCTGAAGAGACAAAAACAGGTTAATGATTATCTGCTTAAGATTACGACAAAGGATCGAGAGAGTTTAATTCTACTTTCCCGGGCTCGCGGCGATCTTCTTACCGGGGAACAAGTGCTTCGAAAATTGAATGAATACCTTGTAAATGGAGGTAAATGATGGTAGAGAGTCCAATCTGTTTAAGCAAGAGTGGAATAATCTTTCCTTTGGAAAAGCTTGGTTTTATTAAAAGACCTTTCTTTTTTAAGTTGCGAGATGGCCGAGTGTTTCCGGTGGGTGAAAATGAACAACCTATATTTTTTGTTAGGAAACGAATACGGGTTTCCAGCAAAGTTGGGATTAAGTCTCAGTATGTTCATAGATATTGTGTTGGCGTGAAACGCACTGATGGTAGTCAAGAGAAAAATTGGGTGTATCCCGATGGTTCTTTTGATATTACCGGCGAACAGCCAAGTATTTAAAATTTATTTAGTAAACTTGAGGAATTAATAAAATGAGTTCTCTCATATCGGTTGTACAAAATGCAGGACAAAGTTATGCCGGGTATGCACAAGAGATAGCTAAGAATATTTCTTATATGTTACCGATTGATAGCGCGACTGCCAATAAATCTGCCTATCCCATAACAATTCCAGATTCCGGAACAAGATACTCTTATGAGGTCTGGATTCGACTTCGTTGTGATTTAGCACCTTCGGATCGTGTTGAGAATATTAAAGCATGGTATGATTCTGGTTTACCTACTCCGGGTTTTACTTTAACAGTTAATAGTGATATAGTTTCTGTTTATGAGGCTCCAACCAATTTTCAATCTAGTCAAGGAATTCGTGTTGATTTCACTGCTAAAAATGCTGTGGGAAATTCAATTGCTTTGAATGGGACTCTACAGAATGTTGGGGATTATTCGAGTTGGCTCTGCTTTCAATTGGAAATTATCAATACAGCATTACCCGGATTCGGTGATGTGGATTATATTTTCCAGTATGACGAATGGTAAGTTCTTGTTAGGAAAGACTTTATGGATTAATATTTATTGGAGGTTTAAATGGATTTTAGTCAAATTGCTTTAATCTTTAAAATTATTAGTGGTATTATAGCTGTTTTAAATCTTATCGGAATTGTATTTTTATTTTTTGTAAATAAAGCGGCTTTTAATAAAATTGTTACGAATGATCTTCATCATGTTGATTTAAAACTAACTTCTTTAACAGAAGAGACTAAAAAGACGAATGAAAAAGTTGGGGTTTTGGCTGAAGATATTGCGTATATTAAGGGAAAGTGTGCTGCGAATACCTGCGTACCTAAGAAAGCCTATAGGACTCGACGGGCGGCTTCAGTTAAAAAGGGTGTAAAAAAGAAAAGGTGAAAAAATAATGGATTTTAAAATTTCTGCTGGTTCAGGAAAACAGGGTATGTGTCCCGAGTGTGGTAAGAAACTTTTGAATATGTTCAAGGGCGGAGTTAAACAGGTTGTTTGCTCTTGCGGCTGGAAACAGATTCTTACGACATATCCTCGGAATTCTATAAACCCTAAACAGATTAGTAAGAGTTAAACGGAGGATTAAATCATGGGTGCAAGTAAAAGAGGTGTAACTGATTATTTAGAGCTCGGCCCGGGAGTTTTCTTTTATCATAAAGAGGCTTTGGCTGAAAGTGGTTATAATTATACCGCATTTATGCACAGGGGTGGAAATAGTTATATTATGCGTGAAACTATTTCAACCGGTGAAGCTCAATATGGAGATGGTGGGTTTAAGCTTTCTGAATGGGCTAATCGTGCAACAACCGTTGTCTATTCAGATATTTCTGAGGTTTAAGGGGGCTAAGTAATTATGTCAGATTTTCAAAGAATCATTAATAAATATACTGGAATGTCACAATTATCTTTGAAACAAGAGGTTCTTGATACTTTTCGGGATATTATGATGGATAACGCCATAGCTGTTGCTGAGGCGGATGCGGCTATTAATTATGAGATGATTAATGGTTTTAGGGATGCTTATGAAGATCAAAGTAAGATAGATCTAATTAATTCTTCAAATATTCTTTATGATGTTGCGGGAAAGTATTATGAACCAGCTGTTTCTGGTGGGATTGATGCCTATACGGTTTTTCTTGCTCATATGAATGGTGCAGACGGGTCTCAAACATTCATAGATGATAGTAATTCTGCCCACGTAATTACCGCACATGGTAATTTGCAGATTGATACTGCTTATTATAAATTTCCAACGGGTTCTGGTTTGTTTGATGGTATAGGAGATTATGGGTCAATGCCAGTTTCAGACGATTTTGATCTTGGTATTGGTAATTTTGTTGGGGAGTTTTGGATTAGACGTAGTGGTAATATCCCTGATTATGGTGGAGTTTTTTCAACCTCTGATGGGACTACAAATGGCTGGGCAATTTATTTTGGAAACGGTGCGACTCAAAATTATTGCAAGTTTGCCGCAGCTACAGGTGGTTGGGGTGATAAATTGGTATCGGATACTATTTTACCCGATAATACTTTGACACATTTTGCTATTGTACGGAGTGGAAATACTTTAAAAATGTATCAGGCAGGGCTTGAGGTGGCAAGTGCAGATGTTACGGGGTTAGATTTTGCTGATGGTACAAATAATCCGAATATTGGAAGATTGTTTGTGACTACGGATAATTATTATCTAAAAGCACATCTTGATGAAATCCGGATTTCTAAAGGGATTGATCGGGGGTGGACAGGGTCTACGATTACTGTACCGACCTTTCCATACTCCGCCTCTAAGCATAATATGACATTAATATCTAAGGGTTTTTCTGTACCAGCCGTACCTTCTGCTGCTAGAATGTTACATAAAATTCAATATCTGACATCGGTTGAGTTAGACACTGATCTTAAGTTTTACTTATCCAGAAATGGGGATACAAATAGAATTAAAGGTACACCTGAATTACTTAGAACAATTGGTTTAAATAAATTAATTGGTGTGGATTTTAATTTATCGGGATTACCGTCCGGGACGGACATGGTTTATCGGACTGTATCTGATAATAATAAAAACTTTTATTCAAAAGCTCTTGCATGTCAGATAAAAACTTAATAAATTTTTTGGGAGGCGACGCTCATAAGTTGATAAAATATACTAATAACGGAGGTTTTTCTTAAGGACGTTATTTGTATTTAATAGTAGAAACCAAGGAGGAAATTAATATGGCGGATCTGAAGGCAAATGTGGGTAGGATCTTAGTTGGGTCTGGTTTAGACCAACATGAGATCGCTAACTGTGAAGGAATTGAGGTTGATTATGATTTCAACCCGATCAAGCACTTTGCAGCCGATAGACAATATCCGATTTTTGTTGCTCATGGAAATAGCGAGTTAACGATTACGGTGGACTGTGCGGAGTACAAAGCAGATAGCACTTATGCTATTGATACAATTGCTCAAAATGGTGTTCCGGTTACGGTTGAACTATTAGCTGGTTATCGTGGTGGTGGGATTCCTGCTGCAACATATACTAATTGTGTGGTTGTTCAGTATACCGTTACCTCAAGACAGGGTGATGTGGTCAAAGCTCGGGTAATTCTGAGCAAGCAATCTGATACATAATCAGATGGTAGCTAAGGAGGCTAATTTTATGGAATTAAATAAAAAAAGAAAAGGTTTTCTCAGAACGTTCATCCGACAAGTAGATGAGGAAAATCTTACAATTACTCATACTATTAATACGAAGGCGCTAGATCGTTATAGTACCGTCGTGTTGCCAAAAGGGGCTGATGTCAAGCATTTTTTAAATAATGCTGTCGTATTATGGTCACATAATATGGATGTAGCGACACCGAAAATCCCGATTGCTAAATGCGTCAGTTTAGATATTCGTGAGGAGGAAATAGAGGCGGTGACTGAGTTTAATAAAAAGGATCCTTTAGCGGTTAAAGTTTTTAACGCTTATCGGGATGGTTTTTTACATGCTTGGTCAATAGGTTTTATGCCTATGCAATATAAACAGATTGATGAAGAAAATGTGGAAGACATTAATCAGAAATATGGTCTGAAGATTTCAAAAGACGATATTAATGATGCCGGTTATTGGGGTGTCTATCTTATTCTTAAATGGGAATTGCTTGAGTATTCAGCGGTACCCGTACCCGGAAATCCGGAAGCTTTATCTGCTGATGATGAAAGTACGTTTAAAAGAGAATTGGTTACCCGCGGTTTGGTTGATGAAAAGATTGCTAATTCGATGGATATTCGTGCTTCTTTAAAAAGAGATGAAGAGATACCGGTGGAAGAAACTCCGGCAGAGGAGGCACCTGTTGAAGAGACCCTAGCAGAAGAGGAAGAAGTACCTGCCGAAGAGACACCGGCAGGGGAAGTTCCGGCTGAGGAGACGCCGGCAGAAGAGGCCCCGGCAGAAGAAATGCCAGCTGAAGAGGAAGCTGAATCTACCGACTCAACGGAAGATAATACTGAATCTAATGATAACGTCGCTGAAGACACCGATACTTCTGAAGAAGAGCAAGATACCAATACGGAAAGAAAGGCTCTCGAAAGTAAGATCGATGAACTCAATCAGAAGAATCAAGAATTATCGGAAAGATTGACTAATCTTGAAACGAAACTGAATGAATTGTCAAATATGAATTCTGTTTTAGCAGAGATTAAGCAAAGTCTTGATGTTGATAATATAGAAAAAGTGAGGGAGGCAGCTCAGAAAAGAAAAGCGGGCCAGAATCCCGATACGTGGTTTAGTAATTACATACGCTCTGCTAAGTAATTATAACGGAAAGAAAGAAGTAACGAATCGTTTTAAATAAACAAGGAGGAACCTTAATATGGATTTTGTAATTCCTGCTGGTAGTGCTACTAATCTTCCAAAAGAATTAGTGGACAAGATTGTTGAAGACGCCATCGAAAAGTCTTTAGTTTTACGCATGGTCGATTCAAGGGATCAATTGATTGAGATCGTTAATGAGGGTACTATCCCGGTTATCGGTGAAGAGGATCTTGACAAAGTTTATCGTCTTGATAACACGGCTGATATTACTACATTGACTGAAATGAGTTTTGATATTAAGTCACCTGATTTGGAACCTGTTGAATTAGGTACTTATATCTATCTGAAGAAGAAACAGGTAGCTCAATATCCTGAACTCAAACTGGATCAATTGTTTCGTAATAAAATTAGTCGTGCGATTGCTCGTACAGCGGACAAGATGGCCCTTAAGGGTGACACAACTGCTGTTGGCGCAACGAATCCTCTGAATATTTCAGATGGTATCGAGAAACTGGCTAACACGGCTAACGCCGCTAACGCCCCTGTTGAATATACGACTTCTAACGCACAGAACATTCTTGACGCTGTAGCTGAAGCACAGAGTGATCTTGGTGTTTATGGTTCTGAAGAAGATATGGAAGATTTAATTTTGCTTGGTTCTTCTGATTTCGTAACTGCCGCTAAGAAATCTGCATCTAAAGAGATGGTTGGTTATGATATTGAAGATGTACCTGCTATTAATCTTCGCCGAGTTGTTCATATTCATGGTATTCCATTGGTTCGTCGTCTAAATATTACGGGCGAAAAAGCCATTTTAGCAAATATGAAAGGCGCTTTTGCTGGATATTATGGTAATATTGAAGTTGATGTTGAGCACAAAGCTGGCCGTCGGGCTGATCTCTTGGTTGTCACGTATTGGTTTGATTTTGTTTGGGCTTTTGTTAATGGCAGCAATAAGAGTGAGGGTTTGATTACTATTCAAAAAGCAAGTTCTTAATCTTTGATTGAAGATTATCTGGTAGAGTTCTGGCTATTTTCGGAGCTCTACCAGTTTTTGTAAGCGTCATCTACCAAGTGTAGAAGGACATGCGGCGTCGTAGGAAATATCTTACGCTGCCGTTAATTTTAAATATTGTTAATATCATAAAATTGATGAGGGAAACCCATGGCGGCCTTCAGACTTATTTCAGATGAGATTATTACTTACATACCTAATCCTTTCGACAAAACTCTCATAAAACAAAAAAATTATATTATCCCAAAACCTAAAGGTAAATGTACCGTTGTCGGTTTTGTAAGCCATTTAAAGGGGCCCGCAGCAATTCATCCTTTGGTATACTCTTTGGTTGAACAAGGTATAGGAATTGTTTATGTTTGTGATAAAATGCCTTCAGAACCCCTTATTGATGAACACATTCATTACTTAGAATGTCCGGATAGATGGTTCATTCATACTCTCTTCCTAAACCCGCTTAATTTTGCCTCAGTTTTTTGTTCTTGCTCGCATCAAAAGTTAGCTTTGGCCTTTTCTGAATTCACTAAATATTATATTCCAATATTAAACACCATACGTGATGTTTTAAGATTATCAAAAAATTTCGATTCAAATAAAAACACTGTGCTGGTAGAAATTTTTGGTGGCGTCGGGGATCATCTTTTAACTATTCCCTCATTGAAAACTTTAGCAAGTAAAGGGAATAAGGTCTTTGTATTATGCGAGGATCATCGTAAACCCTGTTTTAATAACCTGCCTTATATTAAAGGCTTTTTCTCAAAAAGAAGTGACGTTAATATTTCCAAATTTAAAAAAATTATTTATTTACACTTTGGGCAATTATTAAATGATTACAGGAAAGATTTTAATAAACAAAATAGAATTTATTCTGTAGCTGAGTTGTGTGGATTCAGACCAGAAGATTTGGTTATAGATACGCCAGAAATTATCTTTACTAAAGAGGAGTTAGCTTTAGCCAGAAGTAAGTGGGCCCCGTATAAAAATAAAATATTCTTAGGGTATGATAGTGCTAGAATTGATTCTAAGCTCCCGAATAATATGGCACAGAGTCTTATCAATAAGTTTAAAGCCCGAGGTCATACAGTTTTCGTAGCCTCTATTAGGCGACATTCCTTTGAGAATTGTATAGACCTGAGTAAAAAGACATCACTAAGAGAAATGTTTGCGTTAATCGCTATGGTGGATTGTGTAGTTACCGTAGATACCTCTTTTCTTCATGTAGCCGGTGCCTTGAATAAAAAAACTTTTTGTATGTTAAATTATTTTAAACCGGAATGGAGGTGTGGGACGTATAAAAACTGTTCTACATACACCCCAAATGTTCCTTGTTTCCCTTGTGTTGCAAAGCAATTTGTTTCCTCAAAGGACTGGCAATGTCATAGAAAATCTTGTTATGAGTTTCAGGATGTGGATAAAATAATGAATGACGTTTCTCAGTTTTTAGATAAACGTATTTGTGATGGAAAAGAGATTTTACAAGGCTCTAATTTAATAGGCGTGGAAATAAACTTACCCGATAAAATAGATAGGCGTTTACTTCCCGGGAAAGTGATTTCAGTAAGAAAAACCGGTGGTAAAAAAATCGCGGCTTTTTGGATGGGTGGTTTAGGCGATTCGATAATGCTGAGTTATCTTTGTCGGGCTATTAAAAGAAAATATCCTGAAGCTAATATAGACGCCTTTGTAAGGGATGCAAGACAGGTTCAATTTTTTGTATTCGATTATCCGGATATTAAAGCGCAGTTTTCTAATTTAGATTGGAGAAGGCTTTTTAAGAAAATAAAAAATGACTATGATATTATTTATGAATTTCGTCCGTATCCGTATATTTGGCATAATGATGATCCCAGTTTAAATAAGAAATTTGATGCAGAGTTATATAATAATTGGCAAAAATCTACGGGATACATTCTTAATAATTGGAATAAGCAGACATTCCTTTATTATGCACAGCAAACTGAGTTAAACTTGACTGAACAGGATATGCAAATCCCTCTTGTGCATAAAGTCGACCTATCAGGGTTTTTAAGAGATAAATATAATTTAGGAGAGAAATATTTAACAATCAGTTCTGGGTGTGACCAAAATGTTGGTTTACTTAAGCTGTGGCCCAATAAGAAATGGGCTGAATTAATTAGTAAGTTAAAAGCTGAGGGATATACTGTTATCCAGTTAGGGGATAAAATAGACCCGGTATTGGACGGGGCGCGAAAAGTTTGTTGTAGGAATCTTATTGATTTAATGTATGTTTTAAAGAGGAGTCAATTTCATATTGGGAATGAGGGTGGCCCCATTCATTTAGCTCATGCGGTAGGGACTAAGAGTATTGCTTTATTTGGGCCGACTAATCCAACGCTTTATGGTTATCCAGACAATATCAATATTTATAATCAAAAATGTCCCTCTTGTTGGTGGCTGGTTCAGGGTTGGAGTCAAAACTGTAAGAAGGGGTATAAGTCTTGTATTAATCTTGATGAAATTAGTGTTAATCAAGTTTATGGTGGTGTTTTGGAAGCAACCCGGATTTAAGGAGATTTATTATGCGATCAATTTCTGAAAAAGATTTAATTTTACTGTCTAATAAAAAATCTGGGATGAGTATTGTTGAACTGATTGAGCTTTGTAAATTAATTGATATACATAAGCCTAAAAGAATTTTAGAGATTGGTACCAAGCACGGAAGGACTACGATTAATATGGCTAAGTTTAGTCCTGAAGATGCTGAGATATTCTCTGTTGATATTTTGGTCTTAGATAAGCCTGAGATTTGTGAGTTATCTGAATATAAAAAGATTACTTTTCTTCAGGGCGATACCCTGACGTTTGATTTTAGGACTGTAGGTAAAGATCAGTTTGATTTTATTTTGGTGGATGCCAACCATCTTGAAAAATTTGTGATTAATGATACCAAGATCGCTTATCATTTAATTAAGCCTGAGGGAATTATTGTTTGGCATGACTATAATAAAGATCAGTCGTATAACAATCTTCAGGTAACTCAAGCATTGAACAGGCTGGGAATTAAGCCTAATGTTATTGGTAAAACATCGTTGGTTTGGTTAAAGGTAAAATAATTATGAAAGTTGGCAGAAAAATATTATTTGCAGGAACAACTTCCTCGGGATCATCTGCTTTGTTTGATTATTTTAGATGCTTTAAAAATACCTGTGGGATGGTGACTGAGATGCCTAGGGTGTGGCGGAAGAATCTGTATCCTAAATGGAAACAGGAGCGTTTTAATCATCCAGAGAAGTATAAAGTCTTATTGAATAACGGGATTGAACAAGAGGCTCGTAAGAGATTTGGTAAAAAATTGGAGGCTTCGGTCTTATTATTAAACAACGTTGTGACCTGTTTAACCTTACCCGGGATTAAACTCTTGGATAATACTTTAGTTTTTTGTGTGCTAAGAGATCCAAGATCCACTTGGTTAAGACGCCGGCAATTATGTATTGAATCTGGTTGGCCTGTAGATGTAAACCAGTTTATTAAAGATTATAGAGTGCAACGAGAAACATTTTCTAATCATTTAAAAGGCTTAAAGACTAATCGTAATAAAATTTATGTGGTTAATTTTGAGGATTTTTTATTAGATTTAGCATTTAAGAGACGGGTCGTTGAAATTGCTGGATTCAATATTGAAGAATACCCAAGTAATCCGAAGTATGCGCCGATACCAAAAGAGCAATCTATTTTATGGCATCATTTTTATGTTAAACAAGATGAGATTGATCTAATTAAACAGGAGTTGTTGGAGTATTGTCATCCAAGGGTTTAACTATGCAAGGTCATCTTAAAAAATTTAAAGTAGGTATTACCTTTGGTGGGTTTGACCTCTGCCACATTGGGCATTTGAATCTTTTAAAACAGGCGAAGAAATTGTGTGATTATTTAGTTGTTTGTGTTAGTAATGATAGTTATATAAAGAAAATAAAAAAGTATGCTTCTGTTATCCCGTTAAAAGATAGAATTGAAATTATAAAAGCCATACGTTATGTTGACGAAGTTGATATTCAAAAATTAAATTTTGGAAAAAAACCATTAATAAAAAAGTATGGCGCAGATGTTATTTTTGTTGGTAATGACTGGACACCCGAAACATTTACTGGGGAAAATCTTGGGGTACCCGTTGTTTATTTGGATAGAACTAAAGGAATAAGTTCGACTCAATTACGAGTTAAATATTTAATTAATGGGGTAGATTATGGATAGGCTAAATTTAGGCTGTGGAAATAAGAAGTTCTCAGATTTTTTAAACGTGGATATTAGACCTGAAGTGAAACCAGATATTATTTTAGATATTTCCGATCTTTCTCAATTTGAAAATCAAACTTTTTCGTATATCTTGGCTATGGATATTCTTGAGCATTTTCCCCATGCTAGGGTTTGGCCCGTATTAACGGAATGGGTTAGATGCTTAAAAATTGGTGGACAGATTGAGATACAGGTACCGAGTATTGATCGAATATATAAAGATAGAGATAAGTTAGTTAATAATTATGATGGTGATTCTTCTTTACGGTTTTCTCAATTAATTTTTGGGGGCCAAGGTTATCAAGATAATTTTCATTGTGTATTTTTTACGCCGGAATTTTTTAAATTAATGCCTAAACGCTTAGGATTGGAAATTACAAAATACTTTCCTGAGATTGGGTTGTATAATCATAAAGTAATTATGACTAAGATATATGAAATTAAAAAATAAAAATCTGCTTTGGCTCACGGACTACACGGTGAAAGAAGTTCCTGCGGGTGGCGCGGAGATTACGGATTCCTATGTGATTCAGGCTGGAAAGTCTTTAGGGTATTCTATCCAAGTGTGTTGTCCGAGTAACTTGAGATCAAATATTTTAGAAAAAAGTGATTTGGTAATTTTTAGTAATTGTTATGAGTTTCCGAAACCGGCCAGACAGATGATTATGGAGGAGAAGCCTTATGTTGTTTACTCCCATGATTCCGGTCGTTGGATGGAGGTCGTTAAAAGAAGCCCAAATATGATGAAAAATGCTCAGGCAAATATTTTTCTATCTCCGTTACACAGGGATTGTTTTTCTAAATTTTTAGTTGGGGCCAAGAATATTTTGTTAGTCCCACCCCATATTCCCGTGGAGTTTTATGATCGCGGCGCACAGCGGGTTAATAAGATTATTTTTGTTGGAAATATTCACGAAGGTAAAGGTATTTGTGAGATCATTCAATATGCAAAAGATAATCCTTGCATGGTTTTTGATTTTTATTACAAAAGGGGTGTTAGTTACCTTATTCGTCAGCTTAAGGCTTTAAATAACTGCAATTTAGTGGGTTATGTACCCAAAGAGGCGATATATAATAATTATAATAAATATAAATATTTTATTCATATACCACAGCATTATGAGTCTTTTGGTCGGGCCGTTGGGGAGGCATATTTGTGCGGTTGTGAAATCATTGTAAATAAAAGGGTTGGAGCAGTTTCTTATGATTGGGACTACCAAACTTTCAGGAAAAGGACTATGCACGCTCATTTTATTTTTTGGGAAAAGCTATCTAAAGCTTTGGATTAAGTTGGTTTCTATAAGGGTTTATTTGTATTTAATAATAGGGGGTGTCTAATGAAAGTGTTTCTTTATGGTAAATACACAATAGGGGATAAGATAATCCTATCACATTTTCAGAGTATACTCAAGAATTGTGAATACTTGGGGGAAAAGGTTGACTTATCTCGAATCAATCCGGAACAAGAAAATCTTATTGTAGTATCCAATTCTAGTCTATTTCATATAGATCAGGATAAGGTATTGGGATATATTAATAAGGATTTAACTAAGCCTTTAATGGTTGTTCGTAAAATCAAGACTTTTGGAACGGTTTTTTTTGAACCGAATTTTCGGGTAGAAAAGATTACGACTAACAAGGGATATAATTTTGCAGGAATGTTATTTCTGCCGAAGAAATATTTAAAGGCGTTAAAAACCGGGAAGAAAACCATATCGGAAATTTTTCGGACTGTACCTTACGAGGATTGGAGATTTTATATAATTAATTCTAAAAGGAAATAATAAGTATATCAAAGGAGACATTATGGAATTTTTAGCTTACCCTCAGTCTGTGCCTGTTGTCAATGATCATTATCAGGTTGTCACAAAATTAAATGATCAGTATGAAGTTGTTGTGGGGCGTTATGACGTATCTGGTACTTGGTATAAGGTGGACGAGATTGCTGTAAATTTGGAGAGCGGTGGAAAGATTGTTGCGGCCTTTTTGCCAAAACCTGAAGTACCCGAATGTGCAAAGATTTAATTTGAGAAATTATATCCGCGGTGGCCCCGCAAAAATAGGCTGCGGCCTATTTTAAATAATATAAAATTATAAGAACACAGTGGAAATAATATGGATTACTTTACAAGTTCATTAGCTGGTGGCGGTGGTGTAGGGACAAAGGAAGATCCGTTTACATTAACGGAAGGACTTGCTTTTGCAAATGCTGGGTCTCTGCTGAATGATGAGACTCTATGGGTTAAGGGTGATGGTATTTATCCAATGTCTGATTTTGCCTTAATATCTCCCGGTTTTTATACTCCGGTACCATCTTTTAAAAACATAAAGGGTTATACTTCTGTTATAACCGATAATGGAAGAGCAACTATTCAAAGAAGTGGCGGAGCGGGTATATTATTTGATATACAAGCCAGTTATTGGAGAGTAGAAAATTTTAATATTGACGGACAAAATTTTGGAACAACCAATCTTGATCTTCAATCCGGAAACAATGTTGGAAGGAACATAGTTTCTTATAATGCCGGCACTTATGGATTTGACAATGGGATATTATTTGACTGTTATTCACATGATAATGGTACTTACAATTACAATGCCGCTAATTGTCATAATACTATAAGTAAGAATAGTGGATCGATTGGATATTACGGTTGTAATTTAACAAATTTTGCTTCCTATAATGACACTCAAGATGCAGTAAGAGCTTTTAATGGTAGAAATATTATGAATGGTGTTATTGTTGGTGCTGGTGGGCATGGGATTGCTCAAGTGTATTATGGATGTGTTATTAAAAATATTTCTATTTCATATTGTGTGAATAATGCTTTAAACATTGATCGAGACGGAAGTATTATTGAAAATATGAATTTTTATAAGAATGGTGGAATTTCAAATGAGATGGCTCAACTTGGAACTTATTATGAATTAGATCCACAATTCACAAACCCCGCTGTATTAGATTTTACTCGTACAGGGACAAATTTGGATGATAAAGGTTTTTCAACCATAGGAACTCTTGCGTTTAATTATAGAATAGATATAGGTATTGACCAAAAGAGATCCCCTGATTATCCGGATAATGGAGAAGTTCTTTCTACGGCTACGTTTGATTATGGTAATCGGACAGGTACGTATGTAGAGGTGGTGATAGGTAAAGTAGTCTCCGGGATTCAATATGGGGAAGATGGGACGGAGCATACTGGCGTTTACGTTGAAACCCCGGTTGGAAAAGTAATTTTAGGAATAGGCTTTGGTGCTAATGGTACAGAAAAAACTGGAACCTATGTTGAGGTAGCAATAGGTAAGGTTATTTCTGGGATTCAATATGGTGCGGATGGTACGCAGCATACCGGGGTTTATGTCGAGACCCCGGTTGGAAAAGTAATTTTAAGCACTGGCTTTGGGGCAAATGGTACGGAAAAAGACGGCACGTATGTAGAGGTTGCGGAAGTTGACGCAAGAGATGGTACGTTTTACGGTGCCGGCGGGACGGAAAAAGAAGGTTCTTTAGACGCACCCAAGTCAGTTCAGGAAATCGCGATTGCTGTGGAGGTGGAGTAATGTCTATTACAATTAATAGCGTTGATACGCGTAGATTAACTCTGAAACAAAAAGAGGGCAAACGTTTAAAGTTTACCTATAATATTGCTGTCGATACAGCGACGTTTTCTCTTATCGTTAAAGATCGATCGGGGACGACGATTTTTACTAAGTCCGATTCAGATTTTGATAAAATTCTAATTGCGACCAAGATTGTAAAAGTTTATTTAACTGTGGCTGATCTGGATGTAGCCATAGACACCTATGTGATGGAGTTAAAAACGATATGGGATGCTGCGCTTAGTGTGGATAAGACTGAAAATATAAAGTTAAAGATTAAAGAAAGTCTTCATTCTTAAGGAGGATGATTATGATTTCTAAAGATACGATTGAAGAAATCCTTAGTATATCAGAAGATGGTATTTCGGATTCAGTTTATTTATGGGCCCAGAAAAGGTTTTTTATTTTAACTGAGCTTCGTGAGGCCGAGGTATCTAAGACTTTTAGGAAGTTTGTAAATACCACGACTGTTTATATAAAGTTACCCCATACAAACATTAAATCTATAGATACCCTAACGGTGGATAACGAGGCGCAAGATTTCACTTTATTTACTGATTTAAAGTTTAATCCAGGCACAGGGTTAGTGTCATATACCGGGGGCTTCGGTGGGGGTCAACTTGTAGAAGTGGCTTATACCTTAAAGAGTTATACGCATGAAGATATTCATGATTATCTTGTTTCTTTATTAGTAACTAAGGCTATATCTATTTTTACTCCGGATCAATTAAATCAGGTTCGTATGATTAAAATTGGAAAATTTCAAAAACAGTTTGGTTCCGCTTCAGCTAATCTAAATGAATATATGAGAGTTTTAGATATGGAGATAGATAGGGCCATTGATTTGATTAATGATGATGACGGAAGTTTAACCATGGATATAGCAAACTAAGGATCAATTATGCCCGACAACACCTTTCAACATAAATTAAAGTGTTCTAAGTGTGGAAAGCGAAAAGTTTATCTTGTCGTTATTAATGATGGCTTTGAATATGTTTGTAAAGCCTGTGGGCATACTTGGAGGGCTTAATGTCAGATTCAGTTTTTAATTCTTTATTAACTCAGACCTGTGAAATTCAAAGAAGGGATCTTGATGACTCTACTTTGGATAAGTGGGGAGCATCGGACGAAACTTTTGTGACTATTTCTTCTGGGGAGCCTTGTCTATTCCAGCAGTCAGAGGAATTGATTGAATTTAGTCGGAGGGGAGAGAAGTTATTTACTCGTTTACTGGTTTTTATGAAACCGACGGCAGACATTACTGAAGACGATATTTTAGTCTTCGGAGCTAAAAAATATCGAGTAGTTGGGGTAGATGATGCCGGGGGGCAAGGCCACCACTTTGAAGTGGCGGTAATAAATTTGGAAAATTCGGGTTAATTATGAAAAAGAATTATTGTATAGATTGTCATAAAGAGAGACATTTTGTGGGGAGTTTTTAATATGGCTAGAGACTTCATGATAGATGACTCTCAGTTATCAAGGTATATAACCCAGCTTACCCGTGTTCCTAGAATGGTTGGTACTAGAAGTGCAAGATGGGTAAGGCGGTTGACTAATTTTACCGAGAGGAAAATGAAATCGTTTTCTAAATCGAAGAGTGATCGATCTACGGGTAATCTATCTTCGAGTATTTCTTCAAAATATAGTTTGACAAATAAATTTGTTCAGGGAACAGTGTATGTACCAGAAAGTGTAAAGTATCAGTTTGCTGCGGAATACGGTATTAAGCGCAATTTTATTATACAGGGTAATCCCAGAATGACTTTTCCTGTTGGGAGTTGGAAACGCGCAGGGGGCGGTGTTGTAGCTGTACCACACAGGGGTTATTTTGTTTTTACTCAGGTTAAGCGTGGAAAATATAAAGGAAGAAAATTTACACAAAGAGCTTTTGAAAGTTTGAAAAAACATTATGCCTCTAATGAGCGCAAAATACTTGATGATTTAGGAAAAGCAATTTTATTTGCGAGGTAATTATGAATATTATTGGTCAACGTGTAATAGAATATTTAAAGGCAGATACAGTACTGGTAAACTTACTTGGTGATGCTCGGAATATTTATGCTCTGGGTTTAAACGAGATAGATAATCGACCGAGTAAATATGTTTGCGTTGAATGTAGTCCCGGAGAGGACTTAAATAATATTCCGGCTCAAAAAGATGATTTTGATGTTGAGATTGGGGTTAGCCGAAAGATTGAAAACTCTTTTGCTGTGATTATGGTTGTTGTAAGTAGAGTGGATGATCTGTTAAATAAGGGAGAAACGGGTTTAACTTCGGGATCATGGAAGGTAATTCATATGACTCGCGTAGGTTCCCCAACCAAAGGGCCCTTAATTGATGATAAAAATAACGAATATTATTTTTCTTTGAAATATGAATACATCCTTGACGAAAGCAGTTAGTTGTGGTAGAAAATTAGTTAAGTAAAGTGACCTACTAAAAAGGAGAGAGAATCATGAGTGAAAAAATTTGTTTATCAAAGTCCACGGAATATGAATTAAGAGGTGGAGTATGTATTAAGGTTTTTCCTGCCAGCTTAGAAACATTATCCCAATTAGATCCTAAACTCAAAAAATTAGATGAGGCGGCCACAGGCACCGATCTAAAAGTACAGACAACTGTGTTTGTTGATGTTGTTTATGATTTAATTAAAGATGATAATGATATAAATAAGGCGGATTTAAAGAAAGCCCTAACGATTGAAGCTTGTACGAAAGTTATTGAGACAGCTATGGGATCATTGGGTTCTTTGTCCAGTAAATAGGTTATTCCATGTCTAAAAATAATGATAAATTGTTAGGACTTTTAGATACTTTAATGTCAGAGTATGGTTGGACGTTGGAATATTGCTTAAAGCTTCCCGGGGATGTTGTAACCGGTTTATATACAGCTATACAACTCCGTAAAGGTCGGGAGGCAAAGGTTTGGACTAAGCTTATTGGTGCTGCATGTGCGGCAGGTTTCGGTGGTAAATTAGACAAGCTTGATAAACTCTTTGATGCCGAAACTGAAACGGATACTACAGTGGATAAGGCTGCATGGAAAGGTCAGGTTAAGGGCCTTTGGATGCGTATGCAAACTAAGGCAAAGAAGTCGACCCCTGAGGATTATAAAAGGTTAAATGAAGAGTTTGAACTAAAATGGAAAAATGGTGAGAATATCGAGTTTTAGGGTTTAAATTATGGCACAGAAAAATTTACAAATTAATATTAGGGTTGGCTTGCAACAGGTACAGGCGGCTGTAGGATCTTTAAGTCGAAGGTTCAATCTCTTAAGGTCTTCTTTACGTGCTGTTTTTCGTACCGGTGTAGTTGCGGGATTTTTTACAGCCCTTCGTAGTGGGATGAATGTAATTAATAATCTTCAGAATATGATTAAATCTCTGGGGGCAGAATTTTTACAATTACGATTAAAGGCGACAGAAACCGCGGCCATTGTCACTAAGGGTGGTATGGGTTTTGCTGAGGCTTTTGCTGGGGCTTTAAGTATGTCCCGGGATTTGTCTACTCAAATCGGTTTTGCTGCTAAAGAGATTCAAGAGGGTATGGTAACGGCAGCAAGGTCTGGTTTACAATTGCAAGATTCTTTACGTGTTACGGATGCTGCCATGCAGTTAGCTACGTCGCATGGAGAGCAGTTTCAAACCACGCTGAATAATTTAATTGGTGTTACTCGTGCTTTTGGTGTAGAGCTTTCTGAAATCCCGGTTTTTGCTGATGCGTTAACGACGGCTGTAACTGAATCAAATGTGAGTCTTTCTGGGTTATTTGAAGGTTTGAAAAATGTGGCTTCAATCGCTGCTACGGCTTTTGGAGAAACCCGAGAGACTATTGTGGACACGACTGCCGCTTTAATGACCTTGAACGATGCAGGTATTCAGGGATCTAAAGCTGGTGTGCGTTTACGTGCTGCGTTTCAGAAACTTTTAGGTGGAACGGCGAAGACTACTGCGGCTTTTACAAAATATGGGGTAAATTTATTTCAAGCGAGTGCGGAATCTCAAAGATTTTTACAGACTTTAACGAAGGGTCAGAGAGCCATGGCCGACTCAGAAGAGGCTTTAAATCGTTTAAAAAATAAACAATTTGAACTAGCGATAGCTGGAAAAGAAAGTTCAGAGGAATTTACAAAAATACAGGGTGAAATTGAGGGTGTAACTGGAAAACTTTCGACATTAGAGGGTGGTTTGGATAATGTGTTTAGACAGTTTACTCTGGCTGGTGGTAAATTAAAACCTTTTTCAGATATTTTGAGGGAGATTGGAGATAAGGCACCCCCTGAGGTTATTGGTCGGGCCTTTGGTATCCGTGGTGGAGAGGCTATTATGCGGTTGTTGAAGGATGTTAATAAATTTGAAAAGTTTAAAACATCTATTGAGGGTTATGTTGAGGCTTCTCAAAGAGGTCAAAGTATTACTACGGATATGTATACCAGATTTTTAGATACAGTTTTAGTTGGGTGGATGAGGATCAGAAATACTGCTATGGCTATCTTAGGTGAAATTGCAGACGGGTTTTTTGGGGCGATTCAACCTTTAATTGGGCCGATTCAAGGGGTGTTGGATGATCTCTTTAGGGGTATCAAAGATAATAGAGATTCTTTTAAGAAAATTTTTGAGGGGGTCATCGAGTTAGTTAAGCCCGCTATGGGGTTTTTACAGGCTTGGGCACAACAGTTTGGGAATGTTATAACAGATGTGTTTACCCCGAATAAAACGGCTAAGATCCCATTCCTTAAAACACAAGAAGATGGTGGGTTAAGTTTGGGTACAGAGGAGGTTTCCGGATCTGTAGGAGATAAGGTAAGGGCACTTTTTAAATCGTTGGGTTCAGCGCTTGTTGAGCCTTTAGGGATGGCTTTACGAAGATTATCACCGGTATTTACTTTTTTAGCTCAAGTTTTTTCTGATGCTTTAGAGGCCGCTTTTAGGGCCAAGACAAAATTATGGGAAAGTATAGGGGTGTTAATTGCGGGGGCTATGGTTAAAGCTCTTGTTGTCGGTATAGCGAAAGAATTACCGTCTATTTTAAGAGGTGTTGGTGATTTAATTCAAAACTTAGGATTACCTAAAAGTTTTACTATTGGTAAAGGGTTTAGTAAAATGGAAATACCATTACCAACTAAACAGGGTTTTGAGATGGCAGCATCAACTTTAGAAGGTAGGGGAGGAGGGCCAAAAACCAAAAAAACTGAGTCTTCTTCGAATAATTTTGGGACGTTTTTAGATAAACTTTTAGGCGCAGGAAAGGGGGCCGAAGAAACAGGCAAAAAGGTTGAGCAGGTGGGTAAAGCTTTCATAGATTTTGGAAATGGCCTTCAAGAAGTAAATTTGACTGCGTTGAATAAGAGTGGTAGTGAAATGTCGGAAATATTTACTGATGTTCAAAAAAGTTCTGAAAATTTTTTAAGGGCTACTGAAGCCAGTAATTCAAAAGCGGAAAAGGCTTTAGCGAATTCTGAAAGGGCATTAAGACGCGTTTTTCAAATGAATTCGAAAGGAAAGAAATAATGGGAGTTAACGCCCCAAAAAGGGTTTTATGGAAATCTATAGCACTTGGTGATTATGCCTTTGTTACTTTTGAGTATCAAGGAAATAATGAAGTAAGGATTATTCCGGAAGCAAAAGGCGTAAAAATCCGAGGCACAGATGAGCTTGGTGGGGGCTTCTTAACAGTTAATGTTCAGGTATTACTCGCTAAAGACAGTCGGTTTGCTTTGGAACAATATTTTAATAATATGGATTCTATTTTCTCACTTACCGTAAAGGGGGATTTAGCTATTTCGGATGAAAATGGGTCAATGACTTTGACTGATTGTTATTTAGATAGTTTTAGTCAGGGCGGAGACGACCTAAAAGTGACAATGTTTAGTTTAAGATTTATAAAAAGTCTATAAGATTGAGGTTATACTATGGCTGGAATCAATAGTAATGTCGTCTTTATGTCCCATTTTGATGGCCTTGATGGTTCTCAAACTATTATAGACGAAATAGGAAATGTCATTACCGCTAACGGTAATGCTCAAATAGATACTTCTGATTCTGTATTCGGTGGAGCCTCAGTATTATTTGATAATAATTCTGCTTCTAGGCTTACTATTCCGAATTCTCCTTCATTTAATCTTGGTTCACAAGATTTCAGGTTTGATTTCCGAATTCAATATGTTGCAGTAGGTGGTACGCAGGCTATCTGGACACAATGGGGTGGCGGTGGATCAAACGGCTCATTCTATATTGTAACGCTTGGTGGAAATTTACGATTTTTTTATTCGCCAAATGGCTCTTCTGAAGTAGCAATATCTAGCACATATACTTTTGCTGATAGTAATTTTCATCATGTAGAGGTATCAAGAACCGGTAATACTCTTTATTTCTTTGTTGATGGGGTTGCTTATGGTACAGGAAATCTGACCGGGGTAACTATTAATAATTCTACAAGACCCCTGAATATTTCAACTTATGCAGATGGGGCCGGACAGCCTCTTAATGCTAGGGTTGACGAGGCTAGAATGTCGGTAGGAGAGGGCGGGCATACTTCACCATTTACACCGCCGACTGAGCCTTATGATTTTGACAGACTTTTTCCCTCATTAGAGTGGTCGGCAACAGGAGATATTCAGTTAACTCCGGCGTTACAGTGGGAAGCTTCTCTCTTAGGTGAACTAACTCCGCAAGTTTCTTGGAATACTGAAATGGAACATAAGTTTGTTCCTAATGTGGTTAATTATCCATTTTATTTTGACCAACCCACTGTTAAGAGTAGTTCAGTCCCGATGACCATATCCGGGTGTTTTGTGGGTTATTCTGTTTATTTAAAAAATACGGGGTCTAGTGGAACTACTGAAATTGAGATTTATGTGGACGGCCTTTTAAAGGATACTATAAGTATTGTTGCTTCGGGAGTCGTGCATAATGAAGTAAGATATTTTGATTTAGATCAAATGTTAAATCCTCAGGGTATTTTTAAAGTAAAAGTAATTTCTGCGGCAGTAGCCTCGGATGATTTAAAAGTTAATATGTATTTGATGACATTTCCCTTTGAAATGGATGTCTTATTTTATTCTAATATTTCCGACTCGGTAAATTTTACAGGTTTAAATAAAGAGTATTTATTCCAGTCAACAGACAATTGGTTGATCGATTTTAATCAACCCATATTAACGGTAGCTAGTGTGACCATCGAGGATGAAAATGGAGATGTTACTGACGTGCCCTATTCTGTTTTAGATGGAACCTTCTTTAATAGCAGGATTCAGTTAGCGGCCTATACTCAGGCTTTGCCTAAGAGTATTAAAATTAAAGTCCAAGATTATAATGAGAGGTATCAAATATTTGAATTAACTCCGACGATAGCTCCGACTCTTGGGGAATATCCACCTTATGTGACAAGTATGACAAAAGAATTTGAGTTATTTATTGCTGCAACCGCTTTTCGATATAGTTTTGATGTAGGAAGTACATGGTCTAGTTGGGAGGCTGTGTCTAGTAGTAATACTGCTACCATAGATTTTAGTAGTCTCTCAAATGGAGAGAAGACTGTTAAGATACAATACCAAATCGGATCTGATATGTTAGAGGGGGATTTTTCTCTTTATTATGTAATCGGAGATATTGATGTATCAATTTTATGGATTGGTGATTATGCGTTAGTCACGTATGCAGACACCGTGCCTTTAGATAGGATAGAGGTTTATTATGATGGTGCCTTGTCAGATACTTTATCTATCCCGGTTATTAATGGTTTTGATACGTTTTCTTTAGACGTGGGTAATACTGAACTGGATATTGGTGTGGGTAGTGTATATTGGAATTCTGTTAAGTATGATTATGATGGATCTTCATGGTCTCTTGCGAGTTTGGATTTTGCGAGTTATGCTTATGCTATGCAATATCAAGCTGTTTTTGGTTTCGATACTGTAGAAAATAAATTTGATGTAAAAATTATTATAGATGAAAACCCGTCAAACGGTAATTTTGAAGAAAGATTTCCTTCGTTTGTAAGAATTTGGGCTTTAGATTTTCTAATTAATACGCAGGGCCTTGATTTTAGTCCCTATACTGTTCAGATAAGTAGTACACCGAAAAAGGTTTTTGAAGATGGAAGGGTTCAGGTTACTTTGGATGCTAGTAAAGAAATTATAATTAAATTGATTGATGTTTCTGGAAGAACATTAAGTTTTACACAAGAATTTTATAAAACTAAATATAATATTTGGCGGACAATTGTTATAACTAAGGAGAGTATTATTGGCAGCAGCTCTAATGGGTTACAATTGCCGCGATTAGCCATTGATGATTCGGATAGTTTTTGGACATCAAGTTTGAGTGAAGTTTTACCCGCATGGTTACGTTATGAGTTTGGTTTAGAGACTAAACAAATAATTACTGAAGTTTCGATTAAACCAAATTTTTTTGGTGATGTGAATGGTGTACCAAAAGATTTTAAAATTCAAGGAACTGATGATGGGGAGATTTGGGATGATTTATTAACCGTAGCTGGGGAGTCTTGGGTAGACGAAAACCCAAAGATTTATTCATTTTCAAACTCTGTAGCTTACGCTTTTTATAGACTTTATGTTACCGATACTTTTGGTGGTAGTTATGTTCAAATCAAGGAGTGGGAATTACGAGAAACTATCGGTGGGCCTGATTTAGCATCATTTTTTGAGGTAGAAATATTTCCGGGTGAAATTCATCAAAGTAGCGATATAAAAATTGCTCTTGAAACAGAGGATTGGGGAGATGAACCCGATGGCCCAACAGAATAATGGAGGTTGTTAATGGCTATTACAAGTATTCTATTAGATGAAAATTCTGGATTTGTCGTAGAGGTTCCTGTAATTGTTCCGCTTAAATGGAGAACAAAGAGTATATCTACTGTTTTTTTGAAAGATCCACAAGATATTCGATCGAATAGTTACGCTGGTATGGCTCCCGGAACTACGGTGAGTTATAGCGGCTGGAATAGTGGGGGAGACACGGCGGTAAGTAGGGCTGTATGTAAGTGGCAGAATGGTTCAGGCTTCTTTTTTAGACGATCTATTGCTGTTATTTACAAACCGGGCGCTATGGTACCCCCCTATATCCATGTGTCTGCTCAGACGGCGATTCAAATTGAAGACGCAACACCTGAGATTGATTGGGAGGCTGTTATGGCAACCCTCAGATCTTCTTATGATCCGGCATCATATACAATTGGAGCAGTTAGGTTGTGTGATTCTTTGGGCGGTAATTGTGAAGATTTAGTAAAAGCTGGTCAAATGGATTTGAATGATTTAAATCAATATTATAAAGATACCGGTCATGCCGGTGAAGAGGCAAATGCCTCTTTATGGAGTTTTGTGACTGAGAGCTCATCAAGTCCAATAACTAAACCTTATGGGCCCGGAGACGCGGATGTCAAGTTTAATTATATGGATGAATTTACTGTTCGGGGGGTTAGTGATGATGATGCAGGAAATAATTTTAATGATACTGCTCAAAGTTTACCAACGAATTCATGTGTTACGAATAGTCGTAGTATGCCCATGTATGCTAAGTTTTGGGTAAAGATGACTGTGATTGGAGGCGGGGCCTATCCCCCAGAAGCTACTGTTAATACTGAAGAAGAGCAAAAAGATCCGGAAGATTGGGGTAGTCTTAGCAGCGGAACTTCAGGTTTTACTGGAAAGGGTTCTGAAGATGAGGGTATGAATACGATGTATTCAACTTATGGTAATTCCAGACTACCTTTTGATTCCGTTTATTTAACCGGAGCAAATTATAATAGTTTTGTTTCTGCGGGAGGCGGTGTGGTTGCAGAATCCGGAGCGTTTTCTATTTCTGATACGCTCTATATTGAGAAAATAAGGCTGGATATTGAGGGCAGCACCATGACGATAGTTGAAGTTGTGGATTACGATGCAACACCCTCTCTGAATTTAAGTGAAAAGATTTATGGATATATTTTTAATGAATTTAATCAGAGTAAGCCCACATTTTCTGGGTTTGTAATTAGCCGTAGAAGGCGTTTAAATTCAGGAACCAAAGAAATCGTTTATGAGTGTAGAGATTTAACTTATTTTTTAGATCAGTTATATAGTCCCTCTCATTATATCTATCGACCGCCATCAATTCATGGTCGAGGATCTTTTAAAACTTATGACAGGGTATTAAAAGAGATTTTGGGTGTGGCAGGACTGCCAGATTCTATTGTTGATTTACCCCTCTATACGGCCCCGCCCACGAGTTGGGTTTATCAGGATTTAAGGAGTGTGTTGGAGTGGGTGGTGAAATTTTTTGGTAAATACATGTATTATATTGACAGATATGGAAGGTTAAATGTTCGGGCCACGGATTCATTAACGAATGTTAAAACATATACCATTGGTGATAAGTCGGGGGAAATTTCTATAGAGAGTTTTGAACCTATGACAGATTTTTCTAGGTCTCGTAGTAGGGTTATTTTAACTGGTGACTTTGCAATTACAGAACGTGAAGCTGTAGCTAATTATCTTTTAGGCGGACAATTACATCCAGAAGATAATGTGAATCAGACAGGTATTTTTTGGTTTCAGCAAACGATAGAAGGAAAAACTTATAAGTTTTATTATTTTATGTTGAAGCCCGGACAAACTTTAAACGATAAGTTATTATCAGATCCGGCGAAATCCGCGGATGTCGTTTTATTAAAACAGGCAAATTCACCCACAAGTCCTAATTCGAATTGGATTGATGATCCTAAAGAATTAAATATTCGAGTTTTTAAAACACACCCGGGAGATAGTGAAATTTATGTTGAAGACCCTATTTTAAATTATAAAAATTATCAATTAATTAGAATACGATATGCAACACGGACAGATTCACCAATTCAAGTTAGCGTAGATACGGGATTAGCTGGTGGAACGGAGGTTGTTCGTAGACCAGAGTTTAAAAAGGCTGTTGGCCCACAAGGATCCGTAGATGATACAGCTTTGATGGCCCAATATCTAGCTAAAATTAAGGATTTTTTTACCCCGGTTTATGGCGGGCAATTAGTCCTTGATGGTTTAGATACGCAAATTTATTTGTTAGCAAAGGTCTCAATTGCGGGATCGGATTTATCCTCGACGGAGACTGATGATTTAATTTGTTATTCTATTGAGTATAATATACCAGCTAAGAGAACATCGGTAGAATTGTCGAATAAAGTTTATGAGGATCTACCTTTCTTTGATGTTATGCGGGAGCGTTCAAGAGAGCATAATGAAATGTTAGCAAAGATGGGCATTGTGGAAGAATTGGAACTTTACCAAAGAGCTTAAATTATGAAATCAAAACATGCGACTATAACTATTTCGGATAGTGTTTGGACGGAGTTAGAGGAGACTTTTGATGTTCTATTTTGGGCGGTCTATGCTGATGTAGCTATTTATGTTCAGGAATATGGTATAGCTGGTTGGAATACAAGTATTTCTGTTTCGGCAGAGGCCTCATATTCGGTAAATACTTCGGTTAAGAAAATACGGGTAAAATCTCAGTCCGGAAATGCGGATGTAAATTATAGTTTATTGGGTTTTATCACTTTTCGGCTCGGTGGAAAGGAACCGACAATACAACCAGTAAGCATAAAAACAAATGATTATACCCTTACAGAATTAGATTATAGTCTTGTAATTGATGCAACAAGTAATCCTGTAACAATTACACTTCCATTAAATCCAAAGATAGGCCAAGTATATAATCTTGCTTGTTTAAATAGTGATAATGCTGTGGAGATTAATTTTAATGGAAAAAACTTTTATGATAGTTCTTCAAATGGGATTCTTTTTAAGGGTGAAAATTTAACGATTCAATATGATGGAACACAATATATAGGAGCATAAAATGAGTTTATTTGGTGTAATACGAGATGCTTTAACTGGAATTACTGCAAGTGTTGAAAGCGAGGGTAATTTAGCTGTAATCGCTAAAAATCAGCATTGGCCAATTATTGATTTATTTATGCACAAACATCAATTAACTATAACAATTGATGGTACAACTTCTATCGGTGATAAGATAGTTACTCTTGTTGCTGGACATGGTGTTATTAATGGAAATTGGGTGGGTTTTGAACAGGCCGGAAACTTTTATGAAGGTGTTGTAATTAATGTATCAGTAAATGATATTGAACTTGATTCCCCTTTAGATTATGCTTTTGATAGTAATGCTGTAGCCTATATACATTCTAGGGATATGAATATTGATGGTTCTACTACAACACAAATATTTCATATTCATCCACCAACGGGGCAGAAATGGGATATTACTGGATTAACTTTTACTTTAGAGGATAATGTAATTATGGATTCTTCTAAATTTGGCGGAATTACAGCCTTAACTGAGGGGGTTGTATTACGGGTAGAAAATAGTACAATTAAAAATATTTTTAATGTTAAAACAAATGGGGGTTTTTCCGCAAGATCATGTTTTTCAGAATATGATGCCAAAGCCCCCGCAGGTGTATATGGTTTTCGTATATGTACTGTTTTTGCGGGGCAGGAAAATCGGGGTGTAACTATTCGTTTAAACGGAGATGTTGATGATGAATTACAACTACTTATTCAAGATGATTTATCAGCTTTAAGTAGATTTACCTGTATTGCTCATGGGCATATAGTAATTGAATAAACCGGTATAAATGGACGGAGTACTTATGATTAAATGTAGAAATTGTGGTTTTGAATTTGATGATTTAAAACAATCTGAGGTTGTTATGGGTGGAGTAAAATGCCCTAAATGTAATGCTATTGTGGATCAAGAGGGGAATGTTTTTAAAAAGGCTGGGGTTAATTTTTTCTCCCATTTGGTTAAAATTAGAAAACCTTATTTAGATACAAGAGGTACATATACGTGTGAGTGTATTGATTGTGCCTATGTTAAGGAGTCTAAAAAGCACTGTAAAGATATTAAATGTCCCAAGTGTGGGGGTGAAATGCGAAGAAAAAATCGTCCGGGTTCGGGAAAGAAGGCTGAGGGAATTGAAAGCGGAAGCTAAAGAACGGAGTTAGCGAGATATTCTCTACAAGGTAGAGTTGTTGGCATTTCTTGGGATTGTTGGCCCAAAAATAACAGTCCTTGAATTTACAAAGGAGGGTTTATGTTTTTAAAAGGAGGTACGTCATGATGTAGAAACCGAAAGGAGGTATACGTCATGGCTAAAGCCCAAAAATGTAAAAGCGGGAATAAAGCCAAAGGTCGTCAGTCTGATCGCCATAAGATCGAGTATGAACGTCAAAGAATTCGTACCGAAGCCAACAAGCGTAAAAGACGCCGAAGACATTTGGAAAAACACCTGAATGATTTGCAAGCTCAAAATGTATAAAATGGGGTGGGGATTCCCGCCCGTCCGGAGGGTCTGAAATACGGCTTGACTGTGTGGTAGGACTAACTCCGTTTAGGGGCACCTTTCGGGGTGTCCCTTATGACTGAACCCTGAATGTTCACTAAAAGGTAAACATTAGGTTCTGAGTATACATTATGATACCCGCCCGGGGCCATCCGGCCCACCTTCAATATTATAATTATTTATTATTAATACTATACAGCCTGCCTGATCGGGTATAAAATATCAAAATTGATGCGTTAAGGCCCGATTTCCCGATTAATACAGCATAAAAGCGATATTAACCAACCTCGACCCGGCCAAAGGCCGCCCCTCGGTTGAGAGTAAACCATTAAAATCTATCAATATTATGGAAATTAATACATAATCAGTCTTAGCCGCTTTTTAAAATAAGTGGGCAGACTTGATACTTACCTGTGCGGTGGAACGTCCTCCGGAGGCAGCCTCGGGAATCGCTCCGCTCTCCCTCGGCGCCTTCCGGTTCTGATCCGTCTATTCTGGACAGGAATCTGGACAATATGTCCAGTTACCGGATTCGTCCACTATTTAGTGGACATTACCAGTTATTTATGGGGTACCAGCAAGCCTGACCGCCTGCTGGCGGTAGACTTCCGGCATATTCGGAATGGGGCCCAGATCCGGAAGAGAGGCCTACAGAAGGCATCCTGAAGCGATTGGAGGCTATAATCGTGTCATAATCTGAAGCGTTTAGAGATCCAAATCGGGGCGACGGCGTAGCCGGAGACACGTATTTGATAGGAATATAGCCTGTAATAGGGAATTATAAGGAATATGGGTGGAAGACCTGCTGGAGGGTAGGATTTTTACCTACTAGCTTGTCGTTGATTGCTTAAAGACTTGAAGTACAGATTACTCCGTGCGTGTTCATCACGCCACCTCTGGCAAGGCTTTCTTTGGTCAGACGGTGCTTTCCCAACATCACATTAAGCAGTTATCATATGTTCTGTTTAACTTCCTTATCCCACCGCCGAAATCCGGAAGAATTAGATAGTTGGGAGTCTAATATAAATAATCTACATATTTCTTAACTGATCGCCGGCTTTTGATCCACGAATACCTGAATTATTTAACACGATTAAACTCGGTGATATTTCAGAATACTTTTTAAGAATATCTCCATGACAGGGTTTGGGGGCGCACCAACAGGCGATTACCTTGTTTCTAAGTTCTGGGAGGGCCTTAAGGAGATCCGGGCGGGATAAAAGGTATTTCTCGTATTTTTGAATGACTTCGGCACGATCACCGTCTTTTCCAATAACGAAGGGATTAGCCCATTTACTATTGATAGGAAATCGAGGATTCCAACGTCCAATATAAATATCAAATTTTTCTCTATAACAATGAACTATTTTAATTGACATATTTTCTCCAAATATTGATTAGTTTGCGGCTTTTCCGCAAGAAAGATATATTTTATGGTTTTGTCAATCTTAGACTGAGTTTTATCTAAAAGTTTTATAGTCATTTTGCTTTTGCCTTAATAATATTTGTTAATGCTCGAACAGCGTCAGCACACGAGACACCACATTGTCCCAAACCTTTGGCTACTGTAATAATACTGGATTCAATAACCTCATCGGAAATGTCAGATAAATCATAACCAAAGTCTTTAAGAGATTTTCGGATATTCTTTAATATTTTCTTTCGTCTGAATTCCTGTAATTTTTTTATTATAAACATTTGGATCTCCTTTGTTCATCATATTTAAACATTAAACCTTGTAATTCCAAAGTCCTACAGCTTGAAAGCCGTTTTAAAAGCTTTTGTTTAAAATTAACATTACTATATTCATTATGTAGGCTTCTTGCCCTTCGTTCAACCCAAATTGCATCAACGGATCGGCTTTTACCAAGATAAACAAAGAGACCATATTTTTTATTTGTTCTATCAATCCACTGTTTTGCGACCCCGACTAAACTTTCCGGAACGCATAAAGCAAATTTATTAGTCCGACCTATCGGCCAATGATCGTGCTTATTACAACCACATTCGACTTTTCTCTCTTCGCCGTTTAATAAGTCACTCTTGGTAACTTTTATTTCCACTTCCATTGTCCATTTACCTGTATCCACCAAAATATCTGTAATAAAAAATCCACTATATATTTCATCCGCACAAATCCACTGTCTTTTGTATCGGAAGTAATCCATCAAACCATACTTTAGATGTAGGGAGGTAATTTTTTGCATAAGTTTCTTTTAGGTTTAATTAATATTAGAAATGCCTAGTCTGACTATGCTTTTTTAACACAGAATAAACCATAAACGATTGTATAACCCCATACTGTATGTGTCCGTATGCGACTGAGCTGATTGTTATACTACCCAAACCTGTTGGTGTTACGTGTCCCACGCCTCTCGCTTTAACCTTCAGGTATCCCGACGATTTGTTTATGGTATCAGACCACGCGCTACTCACCCGAATTTCTTGTATGTGATTCGAACTTATAAAGAGAGATAACCTCGGGCCTAAGCCTTGTCTGTCTGATGTTAACTCTCCTTAGCATGATGAATCGTTTGCTGAGAATCTAACCAAATGGCTGTATTAATCAATATTTGGTTTACCTCATTGGAGTATTTGAATCTCTTTTGATTTATTTCAATACTTTTTAAAAGATTGCCGTCATTATGCCGCATAGAGGCCGCTTTCCAATCACAAATTAATTCGATTAAATCAATTAATGTCATATCTTTAATACCATTAACATGATGTTCTGGATGATGGCGGTTGTTAGCGTGGTGATGTTCAACAGCCGGCTTTAATTTTTTCATACACTTTTTATATTCTGTGGAACCATAAGTAATCCCTCGAAGCTCTTTAGTATACTTATCAAAAATCTCTATTTCCGGAGTTTGTAATTTGGTCTGATCGTGATGCTCTCCCCGGAATAAGATTTCTTTTACAACAGTATTCAAATAATTTCTTACAGTTTCCATGTGACGCATAGTTTTGAAAATTGAAATTTCTTTAATTTTCATTGACTTTTCCTCCAAGCTAACCGGAGAACATAGATAAAGCCTCCGTATTTGTGCTTTTTAAATTCACCCGGAATTCTTTTAAAAAAATTTATTATTTTTATAATTAATTCCAATCAATTACCGTAACATTTGGACAGTATGTTTCAAGAATTGGCCTAACTTGTGACCACGCTAATTTACCACAACCACAACCCACCTTTGGTATATACACAGGACGATTAATCCCGTAAGCAGTGCGTTCTTCCAATGTTTGAGGCTTTATGGCTCGATTCAAAAGTTGTGCGCTTCGAGTAATCAATTTTAAATCCGCAGGAGCCTTCCAATAATATTTAACGGGGAAAGTAATGATTGCTTGTTTATGAAAATACCCGGGAACATTTCCAATAGTAGATAAATGCCAGCCCAATAAAAGGGGAAACTTTGGATATTTTTGTTTTGTTTGAAGAGCTAAACCTCGCCCCATGACAGCTTTGCCTTGCTTCGTAATAAACCCATTGGTCGGAACTACAACATATCCTTTTAGGTGGTATTCCCAAATGTTACCTTTAATTATCCGCATCTTTAAACTCCTGCTTAAGTTTATTAAAAAAATTAGTCATAAAATTAATGGAATTATTCTTAACTGATAAACTTCGAATATCTTGTTTACAAATATAACAATAGGTTCCAAGAATATACCCTCCGCATAAAGGACAAATATGTGCCTCAGTCATCTTTAAAACTCCTGTAACATTCTTCGATAAATAAGAAAAGTATTTCTAGCGTCATCACATGCTTGATGTTTCTTACCTTTGAATTCCATATTAAATTTTATTAGGGCTTTGGATAAGCCTGCCTGATATTGTTGATTACGGGCAAACCTTAAAGAAACAAAAATAGTTTTCGCGTCAATCCAGCGTCTTCCAAATAAGTAAATTTCATCATCTGAATAATTTAATTGTTTTTTAAGTTCAATAGAATCACCACCGCCCCAGCATAAACAATTCCGGAAACATTCATGACGTTTGTGCATTTGGGTTAATTGTTCATATGCTTGTTCAAGACTAATTCCCCGATCTGTATCTTTTTGTCGAATTCCCGTAAGATTTATGATATATTCACTAATTTGTTCATCAACCTTAATATGAGCGGAATATTCTTCTAAGATTTCCCCGGAATCCAAATTACCTACAACAGCCCCAACCTGAATAATTGATCCAGAGGGCTGATTGTGTTCCAAATCTAAGGCTATAAAATTACGATTAATCATTTTTTATAAACCAACATATATTCTGAACTCTGAAGTAAGTACAAATAAAGGAGATGTGTTGTTAGCTCAGTATGCGTTTTTGTACCGAAGGTCACACATAAAACTTCTTTGTACCAGTAAGCAACCCGATTAATACAAATCTCGGCCCGGGGCCATTCCAAATAACGACCAAAAAGCTGAATCCCCGTCAACCATGTTAAGGTCTTACCAAGGATATTTAATACATCATATCCCCGGCCAATATCTTCAAGAGCGATTGTTTTCAAAGTCTGTAATTGTTCACTTGTTAAATTCCTTTTACGAAAGATAATCTGGTGAGTCTTTGGATTCCAATCAGCCAGTTCTACCTTAGTCTGTTGTTCGATAATATCCGTCTTACCCGTGAAACCACTAAAACCGTTATTAATTATCATAGCAACATGATAATAGTTTACTATGTCCTGTTTTCGAATAATCGCCCGCCAAAGATACTGGTACCATGTTGGGGCGGTCATAAAAAATTTAACAATCTTTGCAGCAGTTTTATTCGAGTCCTCTAAAATAATATCACCTATCTGAGGCACATAATCCATGATCTCTCCTTTGTTCTTTTCCGCATACCGGGCAAATGATCTCTCCGGCAGAGATTAAAGAATCACAATGAATACAGGTTGTGGTTTCATTTTCCATCATTTAAACTCTTTTTAAATTTTTCCAAAACTCGATTTTTTATAAAAAAGGACATTGAATAATCTGTATTCTTTTTTACTTCCTTGTTATCTAAATATAATGTTAATTTTCCCTTTTCAGAAACCAGAACAAAATGAATAATAGGTATTTTTGCCATAACCCAATCTCCTGTTAATTATCTTTACAGTGTAAAAATTGATAAACAATATTATCTAAAGTTTCTTTATTGCGATTATGACACATCAATAAATGTAATGCCGTATCTATTGAATCCACTTGAAGTATTAACGCATAAATTCTTTCTGTTGAAGCCAGATTAAAATACACATGAATCGCTTTTGAAATTTGTTTTAATTCTGTACGTGTAAACTTAAAGAGTATTTTTCTTTCATTCATAATAAATAGACAGAGAGTCTTTGGTTGTTAATTAATTTTTTCTATCGTTTTACCTTCAGCATTAAGTAAATAAACAATTTTATTTGTATAAATTGTTTGAGTAGACCTTTTATTTTCAGGGACAATTTTAATCATTACTCGATATTTCATAATAAGTTCATCCCATCATTTGAAAGCGCGACCATAACTATTACCGGATTTTCTTCGGCAGAGATACCCACACTTAAGGTTGTTGGCGAAACGGACGCCCCTAAATAACCATATTTTAATACGAGGGCCAAGAGCTCCTGTTCAAATGCTTTGGTTTTTCCATCTTTCTTTTTAGGCATAATAAAATCCTATTCTTGAGTCGTTAATTCTTTAATAACTTTTGCCAGAAGAATTTCTCGGGCCTCTTTTATTTTTACGGTATCTCGGATATTCTCAGGTGCAATATACTGAAGGGTTCCATAAAAGAGTCCTTGATAAGCTGCTTCCAAAATATAAAATCCACCTAAACAAGTTTGAGGAAACTTTTTAACCCGTTTTCCTTTACTGTTTATATAAAGCAAACCCTCTTCCAAAATATTAATATCTTTTTTTAAGAGCATAATTCCTCCGGTGTTACTACCGCTGTACCCATTTTGGAAACGACTATGCCAGCAGCTTTGTTAGCGAGTTTCGCTGCATCTAAGGGTTTCATTCTCACGGATAAAGCTAAGGTATAAACCGCAATAACAGTATCTCCCGCTCCGGTGACATCAACAATATCTTGTTTTTCCGCAGATAAATGATTAACCCCATCATCTGAGAATAGGCATACACCTTGAGAGCTCATTGTTATCAAAAGTGTTTCTAACTCATAAGTCGTTCGTATAACCGCACCACGAAATTTAAGTTGATTTATTTCATGTGAATATTTATCCTTGCCTAAAATAGCAAATTCGGTAAGATTTGGGGTTATTGCAGTAAAATGCCGGAATAATTCCAAATCTGTTTTATGCGTATCTGCCGTAACAATCTTCTTATATTGCTTCTGTAAACAACTTATATGTTGTAAAAGCTCAGGATATACAACCCCTTTGTTGTAATCTGAAATAATAATAGCATCAAAATATCTCATATGTCTATCCAAGTTTGCATGAAGAGCCTCTTTAAATTCAAGATTCTCTTCAACAGATGTTTTATTCTCATAATCAACCCTGAGTAATTGATGATTCTCTGAAATAAACCGAGTTTTGATACTGGTTGGAACAGTTGTGTCTTTCATTAAGAGATCAATATTAATCTTTGATAAACTCAACAAATTCTTAATAACTAAGCCCGCCGGATCATCTCCAATACGCCCAATAAGCCAAACCTTTGCTCCAAGACTACTGAGGTTTCTTGCAACATTAGTGGCCCCACCTAACCGATAATACTGTTTCTTTTTATCAAGGATTGGAATTGGCGCTTCGGGCGAGACTCGTGTTACCGAGCCTTCGATATATTCATCTAAGATCACATCTCCAATCACCAAAATTTTTTGATTAGAAAAATCAATCAGATGTCGTTTCTTATACCTTATCATAGCTTTTTTATGTTTTTGCATATCACACATTTATTTTCTCATTTCCTTTTCATAATAGTCAGAGTCTTTATTTAAGCGGGATTTCCCGTCTTTATTCATATTCCAAGGATCAGAAACCTCTTTCATAATCGGTAAGATTTCCTTATCCTGTTCTAAGGCTACTTTAGATTTTCGTCTTAATCTTCGATTATTTTTCCGCTTATCGAATTTTTCACTATCCCCACCATGACCAGAAAAGGGACGGTTTTTTCTTGACCTACTCATGTCTTCTCCAAGTATACCATATTAATTTTGATTTGTCAAGAAATATCTTTGGCAACTCGCCAAGCAATTGCCTGACGGCCCTCTTTCTTAACATAAGCCTTTTTGACTAAGCCTTTACCTCTAAGTTCTTTGACCCTCGGAGTAACACAATTAATTGGCAGTCCGGTAAGGTGGGCTATCTCCAAATTGGTTACCGGAAAAGGATGGTTAATTAAGGCTTTCATAACCTGTGCTTGTTGCTTATTAATCTTTCCGGTTTTAATTAAGTCTTCATATGATATAAAAAACGTATTTTGTAACATTTGATTCCTCCTATTATGTGTTATAATTGACGTTTAAGTCAACTTTGACTTATATTCACCCGGGTTTAATTTCCGGGACTCTGTAATACGGTAACTGTCTTCATCTTTATGCGTCGTTGAAATCTCAAGAATTTTAGAAGCAAAAGTTCGAGAACGGAATTTATGAGCAAGATATGGTTTGATTCTTATTTGATCTTTGTGTTTTAAAACTCTCATCTTTATTTTGGTTAAGTCAATTGAGGCTGTGGCTTGGAGAATATTTCCCTTCACTGACCATTTACTATCAGCAGATTTCCTTAAATCAAGATAGTATAATTCTACCTCGCCACAAAGAATATAAAATGTTTCATCTTTTTTAATATGATAGTGTAAACTGCACTCATAACCGCTATTTAGATTGAGATATTTTGAACAGTAGAATTCAGTATTTATTAACCAATCTTCACTACCCCAGATTTTTTCAACATGGTTAATCATTGATCTTCTCCTTTACTCCAATTTCTTAGAATGTTTTCTGCTTCATGAATAACACCCGAAGATTTTGATAATGTTCCCGTTATGAATAATCGGTAATATACTGGTATTAATAGGATTGAAATTATAAAGATAATCCAGATCATGTTAATTCTTTTTTAATCATAGCATTTATTACTTCAAGAGTTTTCTTACAATAAATCTGAATGGCTTGAATTTTATGTCTATCTGAATCGAAAGTTTGAGTAATCGTTAGTATGTGTTTCATTGGTTGTACGCAGGCCGCATCTAAACTCTTTGTAAGAGCATTTTTCATCTTTGGTGTAATTTTTACTGACACGCCTAAATCTTTTCCCATTAGATTAACCCTCCAAATAAGTTAAAAATTGGCCTTGTTTTAAAGCCTCTGTTTCTCGCTCGTTACACTCAATTAATCTATTATTATTAAAATTAAATTTATAAAACAGTGATCCATGTTCTAAATCACCAGTTTGATTTTTTGAAACAAATAATTCAAGGATTGGATGATACTTGCCCGCATCATCTTTCCAATGATAGTTTGTATCATGTTTATTTTTTGCGGTATGGAAGTTTGAATAAATTCCTGCCACAAATCTTGCAGCATACCAAAAATCACAAGTATCCTTAATATCCTTTCCTGACGGTTTATCATTAGCGGATTTGGGTACTTCAGCCGTTGCAATCACCGGACAATTCATTTTTTGTGGAAGAGTCTTTAAATAAGAGGCTATTCGTTGAGCATTCTGCGTTGACTCTAACTCTCTTTTACCGGAGGCTCGTAAATCATGAATATTATCAATCACAAGTATAAAACGCTTTCCCCTATCCTCCGATATAGTTGAGTGAATCTTTACAAAATTATCTAAACTGTCAGTTGTTTGAATATCTGAACCGTCTTTAATAATTAGATTTTCTTTTAAAATCTGTAATTTTTTCATTCCATTAAACCATTGTTCTTCATATTTTTTATCGGGTTGACGAATATTTCGGGAACTTAAATTAGCGGCAATACTCATTAAACGGGGAATAATTGATCTTTTTGCTCCATCATCTAATGAATAAAAAGCGACAAAGTTGTCTTTACTCTGAACAAGGTTGTAGACGAAATTAAGAAGAAACGCTGATTTACCCTGTTCTGGATGTCCGATAAATAAATATAGGGTATCCTCAAAACCACCAAATTTTTTATCAAAGATTGGAAAACCCGAAGTTCTTCCGGCAAAATTTTTATTCCAAGCCAACTCAGTAAAATCTTCTAAGAGTTCATCATAAGAATCCTTCTCCTGAACATATTGAATCATGTTGAAAGAGTCTTTATTATCACTTATATCATCAATGGATCGTGTTAGTTGTCTTTTACCAATATTTAAAACTTTCGCACACTCATTGATATAACCCTCTTTACGAATAAGATTCGGACAGCCGGCGATAAAATCATAAATTTTGTTAGCTTTGATTAGGCCCTTATCATAATTTTGTAAGAGGTAAGTAATTGCCGGAATCTTCGGAAGATTATTAAACTCCTCCAAAGTGTGCTTCTTCATATATTCATCTGGATCTGGTTTTGGTTCTCCCTCAATAATTGGTACTTTAATAATTGAGATTTCCGTATCCAAATTCTTCATTCGTAATATAGTTCTTAAAAAGCCGTCCCGGGCCGTTCCTTTATAGAGGTTATCCGGATCAAGAGATAATCTGATTTTCTTTAGATTCATCTCAGCAATCTTTTCTAAATTCGAGTCATTTACAACATTGGTAAGACAGGCCACGACATTCTGCTGTGGGTGTAAGGCAACGGCGTCGAATACACCTTCCACAATAGTTAGCTCCTCTTTCCCGCGAACTCTTTCAATATTAAATAAATTGCTTCCTTTAATACAGATCTTGATATAAGGGTCATTATCCGTTGTATCAAACATTCGGATAATAATTCCAGTATATTGTTTATTCTCATCCCAGATAGGAATAACTAAACCCGATTTATGAAATACCTGAAGTAATCTATAATCAAAGAGCATTTTAGATTCTTTGTTCATTTCCGAGGTAATATCTTCTGGGGATAAGTACCCGATTTTCCAAGCTTGGATTTTCTCTTTTGTCAATCCGCGGCGTTTATAAAAAGGAACACCTTTACTCGGGTTTGGTTTTGTGCAAGAAAGCTTATGCAGCTTTTCAAGAAAATTTCTTTGTCTTTGATAAGCCTTCTCCTTTGCTGAGTATTCATATTCCTCATCAATAGGAATCCTATATTTTTTTGCCAAATCTTTAACAACGGAAAAAAAGCTTGAACCCTTAATGGCCTTCCCCGTCTTTAAAGAGTAGACATCAAAAATATCATAAGACCTACACTCAACAAAACAATAAATCAATTTATTTTGAGAATCAGGCAAAAAGGCTGCGGAAAGCTTTCCCTCATCACCGTGATCGTGAGCCTCTGTATGCGGACATTGTACCTTAGTTCCGTTGGTTTTACAACCAAGTTCACTAAGGTATTCTGGTAATTTTGCCCGAATAAGTTCTTTTATCTTATTCAGATTTTTAATTCTCACCTATACCTCCGAGTATTTTTAGTCTTTTCTATAAATCTACAATTTGAGTATTCATAATTTCCATCAGAGTCTTCTCGATCTATGCTTGCCCAAGTTAAAAACCGGGCTTTATCCCTAAACCAGAGTTTCTTAATTTCTTCTTTAGTCAAAAGAAATTTGATCCCTCTACCACCATAATTTTTATACTGTTTATGCTTAGGATTAGTACACCTGTATTTAGCATGTCGCCAAGAATTCAACCAAGGTTGTTTAGCACGATATAATCGGTTCTTTTCTAAAAGAATTTCTTTATTTCTTCTATAGTATTCCCGAAAATAGTTTCCAAAGTATTCTGGATAGTCTTCTCTATATTTCTTTTGATAAATTTTATACTTTGCTTTATCTCGCACAGTAATTAACCTTTCACCAAATTATTTAATAAAGACGAGACCATCATCCTTACCTTCATCAAATCCGCTGTCATTCTCAAAAGCATCAGAGTAGGGGTCAGATAAGCCTTTATAAGATTTTTTCCTCCCGCTTTCCTTTGGCTGGTTGTCCCGAGAGCTTTCAAGACCATACTTGGCTCTAAGAATATCCCCTAAAGAAGTCTCATCAGGAGCTCGACCGGAGACGGGTTTACGTCCATTTTTACGGATATCCGAATCTCCTCGGGGTGGTTTCGGGTTAATTATCTTTTGAGTTGGTGCATCTGGACGCTTGGCTGTCTTAACTATAGGCTGGACTTTAGGTTTTAAAGGCTTCTGAATAACCCTTTTATCCGGTTCCTTGACCTCAACCTTTTTAACAGGTATGGGCTGGACAGGTGTTTTTACCAGAGTTACCGGAGCCTTAGTAATAACTGGTACAGGTTTTATTTCCGGAAATGGTTGAGCCTTAACAAAGGTTACAGAACCTTTTAAAATTTTTTTACAGGTGACACAATAAGTATACTGAACGAGAATTGGCTCCGCATACTTTTTAGTGTGAACAAATTTATTTGCAAAATTTTTATGTAGACATTTTTTAGGCATCAGATTCCCCTAATTAAACAATTAATTTTGACCAACTATAAATCTCTACTGTCACCTTTTCGTTAGTCTCAATATTCTGTAATTTGGATTCTCGGCCCTCTGCTTTTAGTGGAAATTTTTTGTAATCCACAGGTTTGGCTTGATCTTTATGTTTTTCAACAGCCAAGAGAATCCCATTCAGTATTTTTCCATATAACTCTTTCATTGCAGCCTTGTCCAAAATCATTGCGGATTTTACGGTTAAGGGAATAACCGCCGCATATCCGGTACTTTGTTCAGCCACAGTAATGTGGTATGAAGGATTTCTCCCTCTAAAGGGGTTAAAATAGCAGTATGTCCTTCCATGAAACTTTGTCGTTTGAAAGATTAACTCAATAAAAGCCTCTTTACAAACAAGATTTAATTCTTGTGGCAGCATTATGATCCCTCCGTATTATTTGGTCTTAATTGAAAGTCTCCATGAATTATTGCTGTTAAAAAAGATCTGTCGTTTGTGGTAATATTTTCGTCGTTTATGATAATATTTCCGTTAGAATCAAGTATAACAACTCCACACATACCCAATTTAATATTAACCCAACAGACATTAGGGATTACTTGACCCGTCCATTGACTTACTACAATAAACTTTTTAAAATCTGGATGATCTAGATCGATAAACATTATTTCCTCACTTTATCCCAACGGGATATTTGTACACGCCCGCGTTTTTAGAGTCTCCCGATGTTCTATACGGTACGCTTCGGCATATCTCAAAGACTTAAGCTTATGTTTTAACCGATAAGCCTCTTGATACCGACTTCTCTCGATTTAAAGCTCTATGTGGCCTCTTTATCCATGGACTGATACATCTCAGCCTCTTTTTTAGTTGTTTCGTAAAAACCATCACCTTTAAAAATTACCCCAGATCCGGTTCCGATAAAGCGATCTACCTCCGTAGACCCACATTTCGGACACTGCGTTTCATTTCGTTTAGACATGGGTTTAAACTCCTCATATCTATGATGACATTTTTTACACTCATAAGGATATGTTGGGCACATTTATTTTCTCCTTTAGAATAACATAATGATTTTGTAAATACCCTACAGTTAAGATTTTATGATACGTTAGCATAACACTTCCTTATTAAGCGGGCCCTAGTCAACTTCTATTTCGTCTGAATTACCCGCTCCATACTTCTTTTCATCATTATTCTTGATATTCCTACAGGTACGAATCAATTCTGTGGCTGATTCCAAACTACCCTGTAATTTATCCCTTAAACGTCTTTCTGCGGCTACGGCTAAACTAGCCTCGGGTTCCGCCGCCGCTGCGATATATTTGGCATTTTCGGCTTCGGCCTTATTCTTGAGTAACATCTTATAAGCAGCATTTTTATTCTTTACTAAACCACAAAGCTGATAATAATAGTCCGCCACGAAAGCTTTGTGTCCCGTAATCTGTTTTTGAAAATCATCGACCTTATCAACATTCTTATGATCAAGTTTTATCATCAATTTGGAACCATTTCGGATAGCTTTTTGACTGGCCTCAGTAATCTTTTCAATCTTAACCAAAGACTTAGAGTTATCCTTATTAAATTGTTCTACTAATTTTTCTAAAGCCATTGTATTTTCCTCCGATTTATACAATCAATTTTATTTCGATTTTTTCTCATCCTTAGGCTTGTCTTTCTCCGCTTTGGGCTCTAAGTTGAAAAATAATTTACGAGCTTCTGTAACAGTTAAAAGCCCTTCTTCACTACCGACTAAAAGATTTGCAATTCTGGCCCGGTCATAATTTAACTTGGTACCTAAAACCGGAGAAGTAATTTCTGTATCTAATTTCTTAAAGCCACGTCTTACCAAAACCATATTATAAATATAGGCTTCGTATTCCAAGATAGGCATGACAACATTTTCTAAGAAACGAGATTTTTGTTCCCGAGCATTTAACGAACCAACATCTTGAACAAGGTTTAACATAAACGGAGGAACTTTGTATACAGAGGCTATCTTCAGACCAATCCATCTCTGTATCTCAATTATGTCTTTCGAGTCCCAATGGGGGATTTCTTTCAGATCAACCTCTTTATTGATCCCGAGAATCTTCGCCCCTTCGACCATTAAACCGTTAAGATATTCGATAAACTCCATTAAATCCTTTTTGTTAACACTGGCACCCTTTTTAAAGGAGATAAACGCTGGCTTATAAAAACCCCGCTTAATAAACTCAACAACCTTCTTTGTAGATTCTTTATCTGAAACAATATCATTGTAAGCACGTTCAATTGGACTACGAGCCAACGTAGAATCACTGTCAGAGTCGATAGCGAAGTGCATGAGTTCTTGATTGGTTAACTGAATCACCTCCTTAGCATCATTTTTTTTGAATTCAGAAGAGCTTCCAAGCTTTAAAAATTTATACTGTGGTGGATTATCATCCGTAAGACGCAGAGTATATCCCGGAGCCACAACGAGTTCTATGGGTTTTCCGGACTTCGATTCAATAATACAAACACCGTTACCCCATCTCAACATGTCTTTTAGATATTTTTTTCTAACCATGAAGAGTGGATCTCTTTCAGACGGGTACTTTAAAAAAGCATCAATCTTCTCATTCGTGGGAGTCGTATATAGGGGGTATTTTACGACCTCATCAACAATAGTGTTAATACAAGTTTCGGCCCAAACCGTCGTCAGAATAAGCGCCCGAATCTGTTCAACCGAAAGATTTATTAAAGGTTCATAAGTTGCACCTACGGTACCAAAACCTACGGCATCCTTTTTCCTGTCCCTAACCTGTTCTGTTGACTTCAACCGTGTGGAAGGTTTTTTTACCCTTCTAGTTGAAGTTGTTCTTTTCTTTTTAACAGCCATTAGCTTTCTCCTCCCATTGTTTTGCACAAAGTGTTTGTTTCTTTTTGTCTTTATATGGCATAATTATTTACCTGCGACCGCTAAAGGTTCTCCATCGCTTTCTTCAGTTATAGAAGCTACTATTCCAGCTAAGCAGTCAGAAATATCCTTACTTCCTAAATTAAGCCCTTCCTCACGCATCCGCCATTTACTCTTGCGAGGGTGGTCAATTTTTTTCTTATCAGTAAATATCAATTCCGTTAATTCTCGAACAACGGGCGGATAAAGATAATACACTATATCCTTTCGGTATATAAAATCTTTAAGGGTATCATAGGGCACCGTATCTCTTTCTAACGAAATAGTCTTGGCCTCTATCCCATGTTTCTCACAGATATTAAGAAATAGTTTAGAGTTCCAACCGTCAGCGGTTATTTTGACAATTGGAAAATTCAACTTTTTTAATAAGGTTTTAATAACAAAATCAAGGATGTCGTTTAAATCAATTTCTTTTGGTTTTCCCTCCTCCGGTTCCGGAGCTCTGATTTGTAACATTAGATCAATATAAACTTTTGTCTTATCTAAAATACGATAAGTGTGACCCATAGCAATACCAGCACAGTCAACTACTCCACGGGAAAGATCAATATGAATATAATATTGAGCACTCTCATGTCTCTCTTTTTCCAATTTAATTCTGTTTTCTAAATCTTCCGAAGGCTTTGCTTCGTATTCTCTTTCCAATCTTTCGATTGTATGGGTGTGAAAAGGCCGGAACCAATGCTCAAACTCCTCCTCTCTAATATCCCTTGACCAAACCCTTTGATACCCGTCCTCACCTAAAGAGTCCGGAAAAATAATTGGAGATGAGTTCTCATAATTAATACAATCTGTTATCCTATCCGCTCGTTTTAAGAAATTATTTGATCGAAATTTCGGTATTTTACATTCATACATTAACATAGCATTAGCAGGATCTTCGTCATATTCTTCTTGATAAGTCGCTTTATGAACAACATAAGGTTTTAATTCTTCTGGACAATTTTTCTCTGCGCGAATATCCCAAGTGGCTGCGCGGTCAAAGTATGTTCTTCCAGAACCACCCTCTTCTGCATGATCGATTAAATATGCCATGTAATCATTCGGTGAAGTTAAAAACGAGATGTAAAAAAGTTTGTAATATTTTGGACATCGCGTTCTGGCGGAAGTACGAATATGCTTGCGGATATTCTGGGCATTATCAAATCGAAATGACCCAATCTCATCAAAGATACCCAACACAACATTTTTACCTTCAGCTTTGTGCTCCTTGGAGTTTAACGACCAAGCTCTAATATTTTTAGGAAATAAAACATGATTCCTAATAATATCTCGGTCAATATTCATACCCAACTCCTCAAAAAAGTTTTTTCCGGTATCCGGATCGATCGTCTTTCTAACCATTCGAATAAACTTTTCAAAGAACACAGACTTTGCCTGATCCCCATCAAAGGCCACATTGACGACATCAATAGGCTCTCCACTCTTAATACCTAAAGTTTCTTGTGGATCATTTAAACAGCATAGCCAATAAATCATATAACAGAGAAGACAGGCAATAGTTAAATCTTTCCCTGAACCTTTTCCCCAAGCCAAAACAAATTCCGTAAACTTATCACTTAACATACTGGAATTTTGGTTAAAAGCGGCATTTACAGCTTTTTGTTGCCGAGGAAACAAAGGAGTATCTAACCAGTCGCTAAAAAAGATTTCTGCTGTCACCGGCTTCTGGGCAAACTTACCAGATTTCTGTTCAGAAATATCTACCGCGTCTGACCAAAAATCATTCCATGTGTCTAAACATTCTTTAGCCATTAAATATCAATCTCCTCATCATCCGTGCCCGAGGAGTCTTCAGGTTTCTCTGTTTCATCCACCTTTGGTTTCTTTGGTCGTTGGTCTTGAAATTCTGCATCAACAACCTCTTCTCCACCAAGGGCTTGAATATCAATAGTTTTTAAACGCTTAAATGCGTAGAGCCTTTTTTCTTCTGGAATTAAATCCATAATAATAGTACGGAAAATTTCCATGACACCCTTTAACACGTCAATTGAAATATAGTTCTTATCAATTAATGCTTGAGGATTGAACAAACTTAGGAGCTTAGATTCCTTGTCTACACGATCAAGAATAGCTTTTAAAGCATCTATACGCGCTGTCACATAGGTTGGATACTTTGGCTCCCTGCTAATATAATCATATTTTTTCCTCATCTCACGAACTTGAATACGGTTCTCTTTATTGCGTGTTGTTTCATAAGCCAATTCGGCCTTATCCAATTTTTCTTTAACTTCCTTTGCCTCTTTTCCCCATGCGTTTAATTTTGTTTTATTTTCAACAACCTTATCTTGAATCTCTTTATAAAGCGTCCAATACTCATCTTTCAAAATATTGACTTCATCTAATAACTGTTCAACCCGGGCCAATTGTCTTTTTGCCAATTGAGAGTTTTTAATAATCAAACTGGTGTACCGGGCCTGTAGATATTGAACGTCAGCTAACGCAGTATTATAATGAACGCTTAATTCCTTAGCTATTTGATGCGGAGTCTTCCCCTTTAAAAAGAGAAGTCTAGTCTTCTCTCTCCGCTCCGCTATCTCCGTCTTTGATGGTCTTCCGCCACTTGAGTTTGTCATGAATTAATCTCCTAATAAATTTTTTACAATCAATCCAGCCTTTTAAATAATCCGTACTAGGAATATTCTCAGGAAAAATTTGACATTCAACTAATTGATATGTCGCCAGAACTCTTCCCAAATCTACTAACTCATTCATAATAAGGCTGCGACTAAACTTCGTATATACAGCAATATCCTGAATGGTATAGTTTGCAAGAATACACTTAAGTAGGATTCTCTGTTTTTTAGAGAGATACTTAGTGAGCTCTTCCGGTAATTGTAATTCCAATTTATTCAGGGGCTCACAATCCTGTTTATTTCTGAATCTTTTTCCCATGATTAAGATCGAGATTCTTTAGCAAGGTTATCAATAATTTTTCGCTCGTTTACACGTCGATTATATTTATTTGTTAACCGGCTCTTAAAGAAAACAAACCACTGATCTTTATTGTTTGGGTCGATTTTCCCGCTATCTAAATTTTCCAAATATAACACAACCAAATCATTATACAGATCAGACTTATCTTGAATCGGATCTTTCATTGACTCGGCAAAGGTATAAGATAAATAACTCATGATTTCACTGATCTCTTCTGGGATTTGCTTAGTAGTCGTCATTTGATTTGTCCTCCACAATATTTATCGAACTCGTTCCAACCCTTTGAACGCCCAATTTAATTAGAGCTTTAACTTGTTTTTCTGTCCGGATGCCGCCAGAGGCTTTGATTTTCATAGGAATATCTGCATCCTTCATTAAGACCTGCGTATATATAAGTGCCATCAAGAGCTTGTCAAAATCTTGTTTAATTAATCCAGTATTTGTTTTAAAATAATCTACCCCGGATTGTCGTAAGAGATCAATAATCTCATAAATAGGTACAGATTTATTAAAAATGGTTCCTAATTCAACGATGACTTTTACCGGTCGTTTATACCGATCTTTTATCCCCTTTAAAAATTTATAAATTCTTAAAAAATTCCCACGCATATACCAATAGATGGGGAAGACCAAATCTAATTCATCAGCTAAACCACTGTCAATTACATATTTAATATTATCTATAGCTTCCTCATTGTAAAGACCTAAAGCTAATTGAATCCGTTTATTCTTACCATCAGCAAAATATTTAAAAGAATGTAATGGAGGAAAACCCGCAATAGTAATTAATTTCAAATCAGGTCTTCGATATTTAACCGCAACGGGTAGGGCACCCCAAGGTAAACAAACGCCCAGATAACCCTTGTCGTTGGCTGTCTCTACAAAAGTACGAATCTCTTTAGAATTCATTCCCTTTATATTTGTATACTCGATGTACTTAGAATACTCGACAATTTTAACTTTGTCTTCCATGCTATGCCTCCCAGCAAATTACTCCCCTATTAAACAAACCTAAACCAATAACTAAAATTATTATAAAAATTAATGTCGGAAGAATTACCAGAGTCAAACAAAACGCCCCGCAAGGTATTAAGATAAACCCAGCAATTTTACTTTTTAATTTTAGCATTATTATAAGTATACCATATTTTTAAACGTTTGTCAAGCCAGAGTTCTTATCATACCATTTTAAATAATTATCAATTCCCCGTTTACCAAACTTTTCATAAAGATAATCATAAGCTCTACGGTGTAAAGAGTTATGTTTTGATACAGTAAGAGACATGACCTCAGGAGAATTTTGTTTCAAATAAATATGATGCCTTACTTTTTTGACTTTCATTTTATATCCGGGGTGTCCCATCAAAGATTAACTAATCCTTAAGCGTTGTTTAGTTGACTGGCTTTTACCTGTTCTGCCCATATTCTTCCCTGTAGCCCAAGCCGATTGAAGAGCCTGTTTATGCTCTTTAGATTTTGGTTTTCCTCTTGATGCCTTAGAGATTTTTAAAGCAATTTGTTTTTTATAATCCAAATTTTGCCAACGCTCTTTACTTGTTTGAGCAATTTTTCTTTTAGTTTTTTCAGTATGCCGATAACCAAGAGTTCCCATATTATGTCCTAAGATCCAGTTTATACGACCAAGTTTCCACACGCTTTTTATTGCAACCAAAAAAATGTTGTCGTGGAACGGAGTATCTTTTGAAATGCTTAAAGGCCCAATTATCTCTCCAAACCCAACAACCATTTTGTTTAACGATAACCTTATCTGAAATTTCTCTTTCTCGAAGTTGATGAAAATGACCTAAATGCAAACAGTCAAAGCCACCCATTTCACGATAAAGATCATTGATTTGTTTTTCCAACGCATTTTCAGATTGCCCTTTAATTAAATCCCCATGTTCGAGTAAATGACGCCAAGGCCCTATTTTAACGATAGCCCTGTGGGAATCCGGAACATTGATTTTGATTCGTTTACTCTCTTGAAATTGTTTTTCCCAAGTTTTATAAACAAAATATTCAAAATTGTTTTCCACGGGCTCCTCATATTGAAACTGAGACCGGCCATGATTCCCGACAACGCAATTAACCTCTACCTCGTCATAAACACGAAGGAGATCCTTAAAGAATTGAGCAAAGGCGGGAATAGTTCTCCACATTTGCCGACCAACACATTCTTCAATTTCAAAGACCTGTTCAGGAAAAATACGGTCATTCGTAATGATGTCTCCCAAAATATTAATATAAATCTTTCTCAATTGATAAGAATTCGATAAGATTCTATGAATACCTATAATCCCGTGTTCCAGATTATTCAATTCTTGAAAGAAAATTTTATTATTATAGGTGATAATAGTTTTACAGCTTTTATTGTCATAGGTTTTATTAATCATACCACCATGAACATCACTTATATCCAAGATAGAAAATTCTTCCGGCTTACCCTTAACAAATCGACATTTTGGTTCATCCAACTTTACGACTTTAAAATTATTATACAATTGAGCACCGAGGTATTTAATTAATTGATCTGCTTCAACTTTTGTAACACGTTTACGTTTCACCTCTTTAATAAGAATTTCGTCACTAACAACAATTTTTCTTTCTTTACGGTATTTTACAAGACCGTAATTATTAATCATGCGTTCCATGGCCTTTACAGTGGTTTTAAACTCTAAAGCCAACTCAGGGTTTGTAGCACCAAATTTAAGACCAAAGATTACCTTCTCACGTTTAGCCTCAGTCCATATATTTTTCTTAAGCATTTATACATCTCCCGTTTTAAGATATTCCCATCTATAACCAAAAGCTGTGGGTCTTTTATTTAAACAACACCGATACCGCCTATAGCTTTATCTGTACCGTTTCCTCGGCAAGAGCCGTCTACATAGACTTCTAACATTATTTACCTCCGCATATTGGGATGTCACATTCTTATACCACTCTTTAAACCCTCTTGATATGCTTTTCTTAGAATTTTCTGATCACTCAATAAACTGACAATTTTTCTTAACTGCTTTTAAAGGTTTTCGTTTCTTATACATCTTACAAACTTTAGTATTCAAGACTTGTAATTTCATTTCCACTTTCCAATGTCCATAAAAACCAGTCAAGATGTGCCGGAGCCATATTGAATTCTTTTCTGGCCCACTCGATAAAGTATTTTTCAATTTCCAAGTATTTACTTGGACTACTCGGTTGATAGTGTTGTTTATTTTTCGGCATAAAGTGGGGCTTATACTTTAATACGTGAGTATCAATAATTGCTAAATCTTGAATACCTAAGTTTCTTAAAAAATGACTGGCTGTTTTATAACCGAAACCTTTGACGCGTAAGATTAAATAATCTCTTAACATGGATGAGTCCGTCTGTGTCTTCATTAAAGACCGAAGACCTTTAATAAAATTTTTAGACACCCTGTTAAAACTATGCAGCCGAATTGCTTTTTGCCGTGGGAATCGAACATAGGGCCGTATACACGAGTAAAGAGTTATATCATCAATTGGTTTATTAAAGTAATCCAGTTCAGATAATCTTTGGACTGCCTTATCTGTCTGTTTTGCATTTCCAGCGGGAACTAATAAACAGAAAACTATTTGATAGAAAAGTTTCGTATCATCAAGATCAGCTAAAGTAAACATTGTCCCACAATGCTTTAAGCCAACCTCTCGGTATTTATTTACATAATTTTTTAATTCTGTAATCTCGACCATGAAATTTCTCCTTAGTATAACATATTTTTAACGTTAAGTCAAATCTAAATCGCCAATATCCAAAAGTATCTGGAATAATTGCCTTAACAACATAAATATTTTTCTGAAAATAATTTCCTCATCAACAGTGTTTATATAAATTTCCCAAACCTTTTTCTTATCCCGAGGTAACAAAATAATTCCCGATTTTACTTCTTTGACATCAAGACCCTTTTGTTTACAATACATGTCTCGATAGATACAAGTCTGAATTTTATGTGAGAGTCTAATTGCTTTCGATGTTTTAATATCAAATAGAATTTTTATATGAGAACATGACCCAATTAAATCCGCTGTCCCAGCACTCTTATAATCCTCATTGTCCCAGACAGTATGTTCTATTAAATCACACTTAAATCCGGATTGAAGCTCAAATTTTTTATATCGCTCTAAGGCATTATGCTCGGATTTCTTACCTGTCCTTATATAGTCTTGAACGATATTATGAATATTGGTTCCTTCTTGAGATAACGAATCTAATAATTTTTTATGAAAAACAAAACCCAAAGAAGTAGATGTCTTTGAAAGATCTCCACGGGATTTTAAAAATTTAATCGTATTTGATACGGCCCATAAAATTAATTTAGGTTTAGGTAATAAACCCAGAATAGTTGTCACAGATGGTAGGGTTATTTGATCCCCTATATCATAAAATCTATAAGCCCCCCGCTTATATTTTTTAATCTGCATCTTTATACCTCCATATAAAACCATAAGCCGTTTTTAATTTATTTCTGCAACATTGACTAATGTGCCCGTTTCCGCGAAAGTTTAGCGCTCTTTCAATCTGATTACAGCTTTTCCACTCTTTAATAAAATTTCCAGATAAATCGTATTGAAAAACAATTTTGCTGCATACTCTTATATTTCTTTCGGTAATATTTTTTGTGAGTTCAATAAATCGACAATTATCAAAAGTATAATCTTTAGTTGAATCCTCTCGATCAATCGAAGGCTGTCTTAAATTAAAAGCCTTATCTCTGAACCAAAGTTTCTTTAATTCTTTTTCGGTAATTTTACATTGGATGCCTTTACCACCGTAATATTTATAATCTTTATTTGTTTTACAATTACATCTGGAATTAATTCGATATAAATGGAATACCCAAGGCTTGTTTTGTCTCTTTTTAATATAATGTTTTTTATGCCTATTCATTCCACTCTCCGAGTTCTTTTAAGGCCCGCTTATAACCATCAATATGAATTTTTTCTTGCCCAGAATATTTAATAGCTGTCTTAGCTTGATGAATCATTCTTTTGTAATGTTTCGGATATTCTTTTTTCGCTGTTTTTAATGCGAACAATTCCGCATTATATTCGTGTTCTGTGGCGTTATTATATCGAAAGTCATAGGTCAAGTGTCCGAGTTCATGTAGAATAACATGTAAAATATCAACCCTGTTCGATAGAATCTTTGTGCTATAATTAATGATATATTCATTGGTACTGTCACAACGGTAAACAGAAGCTCTGTTACTAATTCGGTTGTCTTTAACTAAACGAATCTTGTATCTCTTATCTAAACCGAGTTTAACGATCCAATAATGACAGTACCTTGTGAATATATTTATTTTCGTTAGTTCTTTCATTTTTCAGGGATAATTGCCACTAATTTGCCGGTTTCAAAATTTGCTTTTTCCGCCAGATTATTGAGATCCTCAAGAGTTATGTTCTGCATATTTCTTTCATAATTTTTGATGTACATCTCGTAATCTTGTTCGGCCAATGTAGAGTCAATTAATAACTTTGCTATAGTTGATTTCTTATCCAAATTTAGTTCATGCTTACCAAGCCATTTGCGACGGGCAAATTCCATCTCTTCTTCGGTAACGGGTTTTGCCAACTGCTCTCGCATAAGCTTAGTTGCTAATTCAACCTTACTCGGCATTAGTCCGGCGTAGCCCCAATATTGGACTGTTCCACAACTATGCACTTGATAGTAAAGACTGGTATGATAAACCAAATTATTTTGTTCCCGGATAACATCAAAGAATCTCCCGGAAAACCCGTTCATAATGGCTGAGAATAACTCAATAGTAAAATAATCCTTTATCTCGTTTAGTTGGATCAAACCTGTTACCACCATATTGGCCTGATTAACCCCTTTGCGTTTGATAATATAATCATCATGAGAGTAATCAAGGCTTTCCTGCGAGAAATCCGGCTTGGCATAGACTCTGTTTCTTGCCTCGCTAGGAATACCACCAATGTCTAAATCAATTTTAGATTGATAATGCTTCTCATAATATTCAACTAAAGTCTCCCGAGTAATCCCGGAAACCGTTTCTCTGGTACCGATAATTGGAATATGAAGACCAGAGCCTTCTTTATAGACCGTTTGTTGCGCCAAAGAAAAGATGTGAGACTGTGGGTTATCTTCATACATTTCCAATTCCTGTAAGACCACCTGCTTTTCCTTTTCCAACTCTTCGGCAGGAAAAATTGAATTATTAACCATATCACTTATGACTTCCCGGGCCACATCAGCATACTTGTTACTAATAAGCGCATAATAGAAGGTATGCTCCTCTGAAGTCCAAGCATTAAACTGAGCCCCGTATTTTTCCATAGCATATTTCAGGTCATTTTTATTCCGAGTTGTCGTACCCTTAAATAACATATGCTCTAAAAAATGTGATATTCCCTTTATTGAATCGGGGTCATTTCTTGACCCAACCGGGATCATCGTTCCCACCAAAGTAGAATTACCGCCTGTCTTAATTTTAATTTCAGCCATCAGTTTCTCTCCTTAATTTGTTTTAAGATATGTGTAATAACGTCTACTGTCCAACCATTTCCTAAACATTTGTATCTTTGAGTGTTAGAAACCCCCCAAGTATAATCATCGGGAAGAGTTTGTAAGCGTTCACATTCTAAGGGACTAAGTTTACGAGTATAACTACCATCTGAAACCAATAACCCAAACTTTTTACGTTTTAACATACTTTTTGGATTCTCTTTATAGATTGTTGCTAACAAAGTTTGGGCTTTATCTGTAAAAACCAATTGTTTTCTTGCCCTCCTAAAATATTGATCTAAATTGCCGCCTTTGTAATAATTAGCATCAATACAATATGATTTATCTCTATCTACTGCATCATCTTCAATAATATCCTTTAAATAAATATGTTTATCTTTAGGTTGAGTAACATTAGGAATATTTGTCCAGTATAATCTCTTTCTGTTTTGAGCCGAAACTAAAGCAGAATTTATTAAAATTGGTTCAGTTCCAAAAAGACCATTAATATATTCTATAAACTCCTTTTTCATTCTAACATTTTCAAATAAAAATTTAACATTCGGATTTTTCATTGTTATTTCTTGCCAAATATCAATTAAATCATGAACCAATGCGCCTCTAGGGTCGTTATCACCTTTTTGTTTACCAGCAATTGACCAAGCCTGACAAGGGAATCCTGCTACCAATAAATCAATTTGACTAAAATCAACATCCCATTCTTTCCATTTAGTAAGATCTCCTAATTGAATTGTATTAGGATAATTCTTTTGGGCAATTTTATTAGCATACTTATCAATTTCAGAAGAATAATAATTATTAATAGGAATATATAATCTGTCTAATGCGACATTAAGACACGAAATCCCATTAAACAAACTCATTACATTAATTGGTTTCATTTTATTCCCCTATTTTATGAAGTTCAACATAATGTACTTGGTCTTGTGTTTTTAAAACATCCTTATGTGTTACCATGATTACCTGTTTAAGAAAACCCATGTCCATAAAATTTTCAAATAAAGATAATACTTTTAAACAATTATCATCGTCAACCTTTTCCAAACCCTCATCAATTAGCATGAAATCAATACAAGTATTACACAACTGTTTAAAGATTACCATAATACCTAAACGAAAACATAGATTAACTAATACCCTCTCCGAGCCTGATAAATCCCCCATTTCTAAAATTTTATCTCCTCTATGAATAAAAGGCTTAAAGTCTGGCCTGTTAGATTCCGGGCGTTCTGTTCTAATGTCTACAATAGTGTCAGGAAAAATAATACTCAATAGTTGATTCGCTGTTTGTGTTATTACAGGAATATAGGTCTTTAATAAATACGAAGGAAAACCCTTGGGATCAAAAATCGGGATAAGCTGTTCTAGCTCTTTCAGCCGAACTTTGTTAACTGTAGGCTGCTGTTTAGCCCTCTCCTGTAGAATAACTAATATCCTTCGGGCCCGATTAATCTTAGAGTCGATTTTACCCATAATTTTATTGCATTTGGTCGACTTAATCCCAACCTCTTTTTGTTTTTTTGTTAAAATTGCCTCTTGTTGCTGTATAGCCTTGAAAACAGTTTTGACTCTTTTTAATCCGGCCTCAATATGCTTCTTATCATAGGGTCGAGCACACTCAGAACACTTCCCCGATTTGAGTAAAGCAAATTCTTTTTTTAGGCCCTGTTTTTTAAATGAGTATTCTGATTCCTTCTTAGAAATCTGATTTAAAATGCTTCGTATTTTGTTGTCGATAATTTCATATTTTTCTAAATTCTTCTTATACCCAGAACAAAGACCCTTGACTTTAACAAAACGCTTTTTAATTAAGGGGAGATTAACGGCTTTTATCTCGACATTCACGGCACTCAGTCCCGCATACTCTACTTTAAGTCTTTGATAAATCGTTGAATATTTGTCCAAGTTAAAAATAGAAATTAAAAATTGTCTCAAGTAAGTCGGATCAAATAAGCTTTTTTGTTCATGTGAGGAGATATAAAAAATACTCAGGAACTCCTGATAATTTAAGTGTAAGAAATTCTCCAATTCTAATTTTTTTATTCCACTTAAAACGGAACCGCTATTTGTACGACTTCTGGATACATTGAATTCAGTTAAAGATAAGTCTACTGTGGCTTTATTTGAGTCAAAATTAATGATTTTTTCCAGTTTAGAATTCTGTGTTTTTCCGTGAAGCCCAAAACAAATACCTTCCATAATATGAGTCTTGCCCGTCCTATTGGCCCCAATGAGGGCATTAATGCCCGGCTGGAAATTAATCTCTAAAGATTTGTGTATTCCGAAACTATCAAGATTTATTTTCTTTAGCATTTTTACTCCAATAAATGGGATAATATTTTTTGAATAAAAGGTCTGTTATTTTAATAACCTGTAGTTCGTCTTTATAACGATTATCTTTGTATCTCCAATAAAGCATCCAATGAACCAGTTCATGTAATAAAACTTTGACAAATTTTTCTCTATCTTCAATATAGTCTTGCCATAAGATTATTGTGCTACTTTTTATACAGATAGCACCGGGTCTCTTCTTATAATGTCTATCAGCCAACTTAACCCACAATGTTGGGAGCTTTAATTTTCCACACCAAAAATTAATAAAATCCTGAGCTTTATAACAATATTTATACATCTTTGATTAACCCGGATAATGCGAGAAGAAAAGCGTCTGCAAGATTGTCATCATCAATTGATAAATCAAACTTATCCTCCACAAAGTTAATAATCTGAGCCTTTAATTTTAGTGGTTTCCTATCCCAAACTTTTTTTCTTTTAAGCTCGTCTTTAACAATAATATTTTCATAGTGAAACTTACCCATGTCTGCGATAAAACCTATCTTCTTTCTTACAGATGTTGGCTGTATCGGATCGGGGGCCTCATCTGCCCACTTATTAAATATGAAGAAAGATACCGTTGCGTATTTTGCTAAAACCTTTGTTGTCCAAACAGACATACCAAAATAACAATCTTCAATAATTAAACGCTTAACTAAAGTCTTTGAGAACTCGGGAAGAATTTTACGAATCTCTCGACATTTTTGAAGATATTCAATAAGCTTTACGTGGAGCTTTCCTTTACTAACCCCCTTTATATCAATACTATAAAAGTTTTCGACATAAAGTTTGTTCTTTGTTGTCCGGATAAGACAGATACCCGTCCGTTTCTGGGCGCCATCAATTCCCAGACTCAGTGTATTAGATCTGATTTCTTTGTTTAATATATCACAGACTTCTGAAATGTCAATAATTTTTTCAGCCATAGTAATCCTTAATTAACCCCACTGTTCTGCCATAGCGTCAGCAATTCCTTGAAATGTTAAACTCCGCTTTTTCCAACCACCATAAAGCACAGGTAATTTAGAGGGCGTTCTTGTTCCGTCCTTTTTCTTTCCACCCCGGGTACTCCCACTATGCCAACTTGCAATAGGCTTAACAACATTTGATGGGATTAGTGTATTTAATCCTTTAAGCCATAAACAAGTTCTTTTGCGATAAGGATCACCAAATTCAAATGGGTTTATTATTTGTTGTGGTTTTTTCCAAACTGTTGAAAGTATACCAACGGGATTCTCTAAACAAACTTTTTGTATATTTGAATAGAATAAGGCCTTTACAAAATTAATCGCTGTTTCTTGACGACCATCTTTTTGTTTTTCGGGCCAATAAACAGCCCCACTACTTGAAAGATGCGTACACGGAGGAAAAGCTAGCATCAAATCCCAACCATTATTTAGAATACTGATAACGTCGCCCTGAATATGCTTTCCAGATATTTCTGTTGGAAGTATATCACAACTCCAAGTGTCATGACCCTTTTTCTTAAAGGCCGTCCTAACTCTACCTGAGTATTCACAAGCGATTAATACTTTCATAAATCTCCCTTTCTAAAATTTATAATAATTATAGACTTTTTCATTCGAACAAATCATAATTCAATAGAGACTCCAACTTGATAACCTTTGATTACTGGAATATCATTTACCTTCTCGTTTGTAAATAAGGCTTCTATCATAACGCCACAAACACTTAAACCTGTCTCTTGATTGAATTGTTCTACACATTTTTTGAGGGCGACCTTAAGCCCTGTTACCCGTTCCGGTAAGTCTTTTGTCAACATTAGGAACTTCCTCCATTGAAATAATTTTAGGCAGAAACCTCTTTTCTCTTTTATCTGCCTTAGTACATTTCTTTCGATAATGGTCTATGATTACAAAAAGTGTCTGACCCTCCCAATGATCAAAGGCTTTTCCACCATCAATTAAAACATCATTCACAATTTCAACTTTTGCAGATTTGTATTTCGTAGATAAAAAGGCTATCATTTTTTTAACTCCGTTTCAATTAAACCAAAAGGTACTTTTTTCTGTTTACAGAAATTTTTTAGAAGTACAGTTTGGTCTAGGTTTTCTGGAATATCTGTTTTTAGCTCTTTGATTTTAATATCTTCTTGATAGTATTCAATTTTGTAATCCTTTTTAATTTTAAAGATTACTCTATGAATCGCGCATAAAGACTCCCCATCGGAGGATGCCTTAATTTTTAAATCTATATCTGTATCTCCTGTAGCCTGTAATTCTTTTAATCCCCGGGCCTTTACCTTCCCAGCCTTACCACTTAATTCAAGTTCGTACATTGGCCGAGAATCAATATTAATCCACTGTATTTTTCCTTTAGCAATAATCGCAATTCTTTTCTGGTCATTGATTTCAGAGAAAGTAACTTTATATAGTGAACCAACATAATTGATATTTTTAAAAGAACATTCACCACTATGAATATGCCCGAGTAGATAGATTAGTTTGGGCTCAACCTCTTTTTCACTAGCGGAAAGATGCCCATTAATATATCGTGTTCCTTTAACTTCGTAATGACCAAAAATAAAATTATTGATTTTCAGTTCTTCGTGTTGACTAAAATCTCTACAAAGATCAATCCAGTCCTGTTCATGAATAGCCTCCGACTCAAAAGTATGCTTACCATTTCCAATAATAAAATCTAAGTTTTTAGTATGTTTTCTTAACCGATTTAAAAACCCCGCTAACATGCAGCGCTCTTCTGCTGTTGGTTTTTTATGAAAGAGGTCTCCTAGCAAAATGATTCGATTAAACTTGTGTTTTTTAATACCGGATAAAATAGACTCCTCAGCTAGTTTGATAGCCCGTTTTCTTGAAGCCTGATAGTGTAAATCACCTATAGTTAGTATTTTATCTTCCACGGGTAACCTCTCATCTTAACTCCACTCCATATTAATAAACGGTATAAATAACTTTTTGAGATATTTCTTGACCTTGAAATCTTAGACAGACTCAGACCACCCGCATAATCACGGATATAATCGACTATGTGACATCTTGAACCTTTAATTATCCTTTTAACTTTCGTCATTCTTAGCTCCAAAATAAAATCGAATTCAATACTGTAATGATAACTCCAATTAATTTATCTTTCAGGGTTGGGCCGGTAAAAGAAAGATAGCCGAAACTTATCAACATTGTTATGTAAGCAATACGTCTTAACACTATTCAACCTCCGATTTTTTTGTAACTTTACAAACCAGATAATATTCTGGTAAATCCAAAACTAAAACAGAGTTTTCTTTTCCCATCTCTAAAGAATCCTTGACTAATTTATTTAACATATTGGTCGTGACTCTAATTGATTGATGTTTTGTAGCCTTTAAATCAAGACAACTACTCTTATCACTGAAGTCTCCCTTAAAAGAAAGGGCCCCTGAGAGCAGGTGTTTATATAATTTGTCCTCTTTTTTATTAGCTGTTTTCTTAATTGATTCTTTTTCATTGAACCATTTAGGATAAGTCATTTATTCAGCCTTAGTTTTAAATACTTCTGCAAGAGTAAAAGGATAATTATTTAACTTCACGGGAAGTATGCCCCTATCCACATCAATTTTAGTTTGGATAATCGCTATTAAATTCCAAAGTAGGGCTGCATGATGATCCTCGTCTACAAGTCCTGCCTGTAATTTCCAAAGATGTCTGTTAGCGGAGTCAAAATATCTACTGACAGGTTGGCCTAATCTCCAATTATTCACATCATATTTAATGGCCCCATTTTGATAGTGTCGAGCCACGCGATTATAAGCACAATAATAATGATTATAGGGTTGGCCTTCATCCAAAGCAATAAGATAACAGGTCAATTCAAACGCTTCATAAATTTCTTTGATATTATCTTCTCTATTTTCAACTAATTGAGTATACTTCCATAAATGATCTTCAATAGCAAGAGATAAAGCTTTCTTATCGCTTACGAAAGTATCAATGTAGACTGTTCCTGTAAGTTTAAAATATTCTCTTACTTTTACAAAAGGTTCACCAGCAATTAAATGCGGAGTACCCTTTCCATCGTCCGTATCGCGTTTACTGCCAGTGTCAAATGACTGACGTTTACCCGAATCCATAACTTTGTCGAATTGCTTAACCATTGGTTTTCTCCTTTGAATTATTTTTGGTAGGTAATTCATAGGTAGAATCAATCCATGCCACGATTTCTTTTAGCCTGTTCTTCTTATGCCTCATTATTTTATGGATCAATTGAATACAGGAATCACAAACCTCATATTGAGTTCTCGGTTGAATTTGATTGTATTGTTTTTTCCCCGGTTCAAATTCTTTATCGTGAACAATAACAATTACATTTCGCCCGCGTTCAAGGATATTCGGACATAAATCGCAATAATGAACCTCCAATTTAAACCCCCCTTACATATTGCCAAATAAAACCACCACAAGTTTTTTGCTGTCCATTTAATACATTATAAATATTTTGTAGACCTAAAGTTCTTTGGGCAGAAATAATACTAGGCCAACGTTTAATAAAACCTCCCATTTTACTAAATTGATCTGTCGCTTTAATACAGGCCCTGATTGAATTATCTCTTAATTCAAGAAATCGACAATTTGAAAACTCGTAATGCCCACCGGATTCTTCTCGATCAATTGAGGGGTGAAGCATTAAATAGGCTTTATCTCTGAACCAAAGCTTCTTTACTTGTTCTTTCGTTAATAGGAACTTGATTCCTTTTCCAGCATAGTATTTACTCCTAGGATGATTTTTAGCTCGGCATCTTTGTTTTGCTGATCTATAAGAATTTATCCAAGGATATTTAAGCTGGTATCTTTTACAGGCCGCTTTATTATACATTTTTATACTCCGTTATTAATTGGTAAACCTCTTCCCAAGTCCCGACTCTTGGGGGAAGTACCTTAATATTTGTTGTATTAGAAAAGCATATTGTATAAATTCCTGAGTCTCTTAAACTTTGAACATTATGGGGAGTATCCTCTATAAAAATATCCACATTAATATCCATTTTACTTTTTAAAAAACATAAGTCCCAAAAAGGTATGGCTTGTTTATCTAACCAACTTGCTGTTTGTATAATTGCCTCTTTATGAAAATGTTTAATGCAGAGTCTATGCGTAACGATACGGATTCTTGTCCCCTCATCAGATAATTTTTTAAGATATTTTCGCGTGCCCGGAATCATCGGTATTGTCGTAAAAAGACTCCGTTCAGTAACAGCAAACCGATGAAAATCCTCATATTGTTTTTGATCCTTCAAGCCCCAATTAGTTAAACTAAAGGAATCTGCTTCAGGAAGAGTATTAAGGGGTATCTCAGCCCATTCAGCGTATAACTCGCGTATTCGGCCATAAAAGTCCCCACAAACACCATCAAGGTCTACACCCAATATAAGATTTTCTTTAGACATTATTTTATATTATCCTTGTTTTTGATTTTGCGTATATATTGTTTCTGCTTCTCGTCTAACTCAGAGTCCAAAGAAGTCTCTAAATCCGCTCCGCGTTTTCTAACGTTTTGAACAGCTTTAGCTACTCTTTTTAAAGTCATGGCTGCCCCACCATAAGTCCCCTCAAAAAGTCGGCCAACAATTGCACCAATAATGGTACAGGCCCCGGGAAAGAGAATACAGATGATAATTAAACCCGGGATTCCCCAGCCAAATATCATATTAAAAAAACTTTTTACTCTCTCAACAATTGTCATACGTCTTTCAGCTTTATTATAACTTTCATCGAAACGAGAATATCCTTTAGTACAAGATTTTATATTACCATTTTCGGCCCACTGTGCCTGACCTTTACAACTCTCCCTAAGTTTTCCCTTAACTACAGATTGTGGAACAGTATTTGGTGTATCAAAAGTCAGTCTAGGTAGTAAAGAACAGCCACTGAGTAATAAACAACTCAAAAGTATTATTATTAATTTTTTCATTATTTACCTTGGTTAAGTTAATCTTGTCAAAATGACTTCTAACTGTTTAATGTGTTCAGAATTCTCCTCTACTTCCTGTTCTAACTCGGTACGGCGTTCAACACACCTATTACGAAGCCTTAAATATTTTAAAGCCTCAGAATTCTTATATTCAATACCTTCTAAACGCATTTTTTGACAGGCTTTTTGAGATGTTATTAATTGTTGTAATTCTTCTTTTAAATTCATATCCATTAACCTCTTCTTAAACGATTGTACCTTTTATCTAATTTAATCAAAAAGTCTTTAGCTTTTAACCAGTTCTCTCCCATAGAGCGAGACTTATTTTTTAACGAATAACAATGAGCTAATTTTTCCAAGGTTCTCTGTTTGAGATCAATAACCATGATTAGTCCTACTGTTTCATTACTTTAATATATGCGTCAACCTTTTTAAGGAAAACCCTTATATCACTTACGGGTTCATAAATGCTAATATCATCAAACATTAATCTGCCCCAGAGAATCCCGACTAACTCTTTTTGGATGTTGTAAACTCCGCCGCCGGAACACCCCCGTTTGCTCTTAAATCCGGCCCAATGCCAGTCCTTTGAGGTTCTTAAAACCTTACCGATAGAATCAAATAATTTCATGGTTGGATAACCCACATGCACTAATTCCTCTTGAAGTTTTGGATTATGTCTTGCTAAACTTACAGGAGTCTTTTCTGGGATCTTACCACGAATAATTACTAAAGAGAGGTCTTCATCCATAGGGGAGAATACTGCGCTGGCTTGAACATTTTCAATTAAAGTCTCTTCAGTCGGGCTAACACAATGTTTACAAGTAATAACGTAGGAATAATCCTTACTTTCTTTTATCAATACGCCAGAACAAAAGCCGAGACTTCGACCCAGACCAAATATACTAACAGTATACTTTTGAACTTCCTCGGAGATTTTATCTTTACGAACTTCACTGGCAAACTCTTCTATTTCTTCCGAATCAATGACCCTCTTTTCGTCTGTAGAGCAGGTTAATTCTGGTTCTGTATTTCGCGCTTGGGCCTGAATTGAGAAAAAATTAAAACATAAATATAGCCCAGAAAACAGAAGACAGATACCTATTATACGCATTATTGATTTAATCATTAGAAGACTCCTTGTTTAAAATAAAAAATCTGAAAGATATAATGGTATCAGACATTAAATGATTCCACCAATTAATCTTTCCATATTTCGGAGGATGGAATTTAGCAATAGTCATCCATTTAGGATAGAGCTTTTTAACCGCATCTAAGGGTTTAATCTCTTCGGTATAGCGGATAAAGCCATTACTAAATACATGATAATAACCATACTGCTTAAAGGTGGTAACAATATGGGCACCTTTCTTAAAATAGATTGTATACATCTGAACTTCGTAACCAAAATAATCCAGAACATACTGAGTATGGATACCAAAGTCATCACAATCACCCATTCGGGTTTCTGCAAAGTCTTCAGGGGATTGGTAATATTCTATAGAACCGAATTGTGTCTTATCAGATATGTAAGAAAAATTTGCTATATAGATTTTCTGTAAATCTTGAGGCGTTATATCCTTAGCAATAGCGATATTACAGAATAATAGCATAAAGAGTAAAATCAAACTGCATAGTAAATTTTTCATCGTAGCCATAGCCTTCTCACCATTAATTACTCCCGTTTAAAAGCACTATAAGAATAAATATCTGGTTTTCCATCAGAGAAATATCAAAACGCCCGTCTTAAGTCTTCTAATTGTTGTTTTTGTGTGAATTTTTTATGCCTCTGCAAACCTCTTAATTAATTTTTGTTTTATCTCAGAGAGTAGACCCTTTTCCTTGAGCGTGATTAAAAGTTCTTTTTGTCCTTTAACTTTAATATCACCATAAGAATACATGGCCCCACCTCTTTTAATTATCCCATATTGGGTAGCATATGTCAAGAGAACCTTTGCATTATTAAATTTTGGTGGAGAAAAATAAAACTCCGTAACACCGGAAACTAACGGTACGGAATATTTCGATCTATCAATATGAAATTTCATTTCTCGGCCAACAACCTTCTCATTCTTTGTCAACTTTGCTCCGGGTCTCACCTTAATAATATAAGAGGAATGATGCTTTAATGCCTCTCCGCCGGGAATAGTCTCCGGCGAACCATACACAACACCAACCTTATTCCTAAGATGGGCAATTAAAACAACCAGTGTATCATTATAACTATCCGGATCTTGTAAATCCGCCGGTTGAAGCCCTGAGGTAAGCTTTTGGACTAATTTACCATTACGCCGAGCCTGTAAAGCATATTGATCTTTTTCAGTCTTTTTATCTAAAGCCTCTTTAGGTACGCCTGCGGTTACACTATCGAAAATAACTATTCCAAATTGTTTACTCCTAACAGCCACATCTGCAAGATCAATAGCCTCTTCCAAATTATTTGGGCGGGCGATATGAAAGTGTTTTAAGTCGTTCCCTAATTTTTTAATCCAAGGTTTATCAATGTCACCTTCACATGCAATATATAAACTAGGAATACCTTGCATAGTAAATACTCCCGCCAGCATTAAAGCTGTAAGAGTTTTCCCCGAGTTAAACGGGCCATATAATAAACTAATAGAGCCTCTGGGCAGCCCGCCCTCAGTTAAAATATCCAGAAGTAAATTTCGAGTCGAAACTTTTTGCACATTAAGAAGATCCTCAGCAGAAGCAATTGTGCCCTGACCAAACTGCTTTTCGATTACGGCGAGAGTCTTGTTAAAATCCTTAATCTCTTCTGCTGTAGGAGCTTTTAATTTAGGAACGTCATCAATCATTTGTTCCTGTTGTGTTTCGGTTACAACAGGTTGTTCCTTAATAGGTTCTTTCTTTTTCTGTGACATCAGTTTGTCTCCTAAAAACTTTTATTATAGATCAATGTCTAAATCAGCGAAGTCATCATCAACCGGAGTCTCTTTTTCAGTTTCTTCTGCGGTATCCAAATCCTCAATAGAATCTTCAGATATATCTTCCGGAGAATCAGTAATTGATTCGTCTATATCGTTTGCCCCATCAAGGTCTCTTACTTGTTGATCTTCTGGTGTTTTGGTTTTGGCTGTTTGATTTTTATACCAATCAAGAGTTTCAGCCATATTTTTGATACAAACCCTATGTAAAGAATTCACCTCATCAGCGGTCTTTACATCCGTTGCTTGAGCTAAATAAAGAGCCATATCCTTAGCCCATGCCGCGAACATGGAAACAGGAATATCCCCATTATACTTATCTCCACCCGAGCTTTTTGACCCACCGGCGCGTTTTTTAATCCCAAGAGCATCTCTCTGCTTATTATCTAACCAAACGGAGTTGGGAAATTTACCCTCACCATGAGGGCAGTCCTCATTCTTACATCTCAAGTCAGGTGACTTTTCGGTTTTTTTCTGGCCGAAAATATTATTCCACATGTTTGACCCACAATCACATGTAAAATCCCAATAACCTTTTTCGTTCTTCTTTGCTGAAAAATGATTCTTTTTCGATTTAACTACATTATTTCCCATCGCTTAATCCTCCTTGTTTATATTCTCACTTAGCATTATTATAAGTATACCATATTTTTAAACGTTTGTCAAGTTTTTTCTGTATCGCCAAATAAAACCATAAGCAGTTTTAAGCCCCCCTAAACAACATGAAGAAATATTTGAATGTTTAAAATTTAAAGCCCTTTCAATATCTCTCGTGCTTTTCCAATCTTTAATAAAAATAAAATCTTTTGAATATTGATTAACAATTTTATTCTTGACTCTTTGATTCATTTCAGCCACATTTTGTCCGTGTTCAATAAAACGACAATTACTAAAAATATAATGACCATTTGAATCTTCTCGATCAATACTCGGCTTTGCCGTTTTATTAGCTCCGTCACGAAACCATAATTGTTGAAGCCCCTCAAGTGTAATTAAGCATTTTATTCCTTTACCGCCATAATATTTAAACTTTTCCTGTTGGGATTATTACAGCGAGATAGAATATTTTTATAAATATATTTTAATTTATTCTTTCTATAATCTTTTTGTCCCCAACTTAACATATGTCCTGCCACGACTTTCCCGTTTTTGACTCAAGAGTTAATGGAACTTTTAATTTAGTATATGGAGATTGTGCATATTTTAAGACTATTTCTTTAACTTTTTCTAAATCACAATCTTTAACTTCGAGAATTCCCGCATCATGAATCTGGTGAACATAACGAACATCTAAATTGTTTTCTCTAACCTTTTCCCAAACCTTAAACATGCCGATAAAAACCATCTCTACAGCCCAACTTTGAACAATAAAAGATTTCGCCTGCCTAACGATCTCTTCTCGTTGTCTTCCCTTAGCTAACTCTATATCGGGAAAAAGCCTGAGAGTACCGAAAGGGGTCATCAATTTTTTATGTTTAAAGACGCGTTGTTCAATTTGATTTAGCCAAACCCAACCTTCTCGGCATAACTGAAAAAATAATTTCTGAATCTGCTCCGCCTCTTCAATTGATCCACCGTGTTCTGCAACGATACCTTCCGGGGATCTTCCGTACATTGAACCATAAACAATCGTCTTAACTTTATTCCTTTTTTCAGCATACTCAGCATCTTTTTTGTTTAGAAATTTTTCCTCAGGCTCTCGATAAAACTGAGCCGCAATAAAGGCATGAATATCTCGACCAGCATTAACAAACTCAATCCCTTTAGAATCCTTTGACAAATCTAACCAGACCCGAAATTCGATTTGTGAATAATCATAGTATAAATAGCTGTATCCCTTTTCTGGAATAAAAATTTCCTTAATACGGCTGAGTCGTGGTACATTTTGAATATTGGGTTTTGAGCTCATCACACGGGATGAGTCCGGAGAGAATGGATTAAAGCTACTATGAATTCTTCCGTCAATTCCAATAGCCTTTATATAGCCGCGTAATTTTTCAATATGGCCTTTAACGGTTCGATAATTTACCAGCACATTAAGAGAAGGCCGTTTACTTGCGAGTTTTCTTATAGCCTCTGCATTACATGAAGGATTATCTGAGTTAGTTTTAACATGAACCGGTAATTGTAGATCCTCATAAAGTAATTTTGTTAATTGCTTCGATGAGTTTAAGCTAAATTCCTCGGGTAAATTAAACTTCTTTTTAAATTTGGTCTCACACTTATCTTTCTCTGCCTGATAAAAATCAATAATTTCGTATGCCTTTTTTTCATCAATCTTTATCCCGTGAAATTCTAAATCTGAGGCGATAATTTTAATCATGTTGGTTAATATTTTATTTGAAATTAGACTTCCCTGTTCCTTGAGTTTTCTGAAAAGATTCACAAAAAGCGTGGCTGTATAATAGGTATCCTCAGCACAATAATACCTTCGGTCTTCCATACTTAGGGCCAGAATATGCGCCCGGTCAATCTGTTCCTTATATGAAATTCCAAAATACAATTGAACCAGAAAACCTAAAGCATTGGCCCCTAACGGGTTCAGAAGAAATTGCATCATCCGAGTATCCGAAACTAAGTTATTAAATAAATCATGTCCGGCAGCATAGAGGAATTGTAAATCAAACCCACCATTATGAAATACGACTTTTCGTTTCTTTATGACCCGGGCACAGGCCGGCAAGACTTCAGTATAGAAAGGATTTTTTTCTGGTTTCTCTATTAAACGTTTGCCAGCACCATTACACCGAGAACATTCGATCGTATCCGGTAGTTTATTAAACCGCTCTTTCTGTAAGTCAGTTTTTGCTTTGGCTAAATTTTCAATCTTTTCTTGGTTCGGTATCTGTCCCTTATTACAATCTTTATGGCCACACTTAACTATAGCTCCAAAGTTTTCTGCATCAAAAGAGACGGTCTGTTTTGTTTTAACATCAGTCAAAGCTATAGTAACAATCTTATCGGATAAAGGATCAAGACCAGTCGTTTCAACGTCACTAGAGATATACTCTCCCAAAGCATTTAGATCCTTGAGATCATGAGAATACTCGACTTTTTTCTGAAGCCTTACCTCATCCTGTTTTAATATTACCCCAACCTTAGCAAAAGCCTTTTCCGTTTGGCGAATCTGAACGCACTTATTGGAGAAATTTGTTAAATAAAACATATCATAGACCGGGACTAAATTACAATCATACTCGGCATTATAGAAACTCTTACCCATAACCTGTTTTAGCGGGACTTTCGGATTTACATCAGGAATAAACCATTGTGTAACCATGCGGCCAATTAATATAATGACTTTCGGTTTGACTTCTTCGATTTCTTTTTTAAGGTAAAGCTCATAACATTTTTGTTTCATGACCTTAGTTGGTTTCTTTTTCTTATCAGAAATAAAGCATTTCACAAAAGTCGTTACATAGATCGAGTTTAAACTTAGACCTATTTTTTCTAAATATCGATCAAGATAATTGTTATATTCACTATCTGAGGCAATAGATTCAGACTGAATATCGTTCATAAAAGGAGAATCAAAAACCAACATTACTTCAGAATCTTTCCGGCCACGGCCTTCAGTAAAGTTAGCTTCAATAAAACCTCTACAAGATTGCTTGTGGAATGAGCACTCTTTACACTTTAACATTTATTAGCCTCCAAATCGAACCTTCATTAAAACAATTCCAAAAAGAGTTAATACTAAACCAATCCACTGATTTAAAACAAAATTCTTGCTTTCACCCAAGTAAATAAACATACCTGCATAACCTAAAAGTACAATAAAATCATAGATTAAACCATCAATCAAAAGATTTTTGGAAATCTTAGCCACGAAAGGCCAGATAGGGATCGGCAGAAACATCAGAAAGAATAACCATGACTTTGGATTCTGGTTTATTACTTTTGAAATCCAAGCCCATCCACAAGTTAAGACCATAATGGAGGGAATCCACCAAAGATAGTGTATCATTATATAAGCTCCGTTTTACCAGCCCTCAGAATACTCAAGTCTTATTGTTTTTTTCTGTGACTGGCCTCTTAGTTTATAATAGGAAAAACGAAATCTCCAAAGTTTTTTTTCAAGATGAGTATACTTTGCTGTAATATCCAAAGTCTTAAACCACCACGTATTAATATTATTGTAAAGTTTGAACAATAGAATAAACGGTATCAGGCATATCATCGTACCGATATAGATAAAAACGATCCCTAATACCCAATTAATAAAAGGTATTTGTAACCACATTATTTAGAGTCTACCTTTTTCTTTGCATTAAGCCAGCGATCTATAAACCTGCAATTATCATAGGAGTAATCTAAAGAAGATTTCCGCCTATCTAAAGAGGGGTTAGTCAAGGCCCCAGCATTATCCCGGAACCATAATTTCTTAACCTCTACCAAAGTCAGGTTAAATTTGACACCTTTGGCGCCATACCACTTATACCCGGGACACTTTGGATTCTCACAACGCTGTTTAGCATTGACATAGAAACGTAACCACGGATGTTTCTCCCGATAACCATTCGTCTTCTGATCCCGGCCATCGTGGTGCTTCTGGTAATAAGCCTGTTTTTGCTCTCGAAGCTTCTCCCGGTTGGCTTCACGCCATTTTTTTAAATACTCTTTTCTTTTTACGGGGTCTTTAATGGGCATCTTTTATCCTCAATATGTCTTGGGTTAACCTGTTTAATTAAAAATTCAAATCCAAATATAGTTAAACAATAGGGTTTATTCTTTTTATTTTCTAATTTACCTATTGAAAATATCCAGTAAATAAACCTCTTATAATTACTGAAATATATCCAATATAAATAGTTCATTTTTCACCACGATTAAAATTCTTCAATAAGCGACTAAAGAGACCACCTTTGACACTCTTCTGTTTTTTGTCAGCCATTTCCTTCTCTTTTAATTGCCGATACCATTCCGCTCCGTCGATAAGGGCGGTCTCTTCCGGCTTAACAGGTTTCTTTTTTCTACCCCTTAATCTATTACGAGTGATTTCGTAAAGTTTTCTCCGAGCATGGTTTTTCGCCAGCTTTTTTATCTTTCGTTTTGTTTGGCTCATTTCTTTACTCCAATGTTATTTGGAACTACTCGATGATTTTTTCGGTCTCTCCGACAGTTCAAAATCTTACAGTCAAAATTTTTCTCATAACCTTCTTTGGTATAATAGCTGGTAGAAAAACTCATATTCTGGCCTACGCCATAATGGAAGGTGTGAGCAAACATATTTTTTTTAAAATCTTTCTTTCCAGTAACGGGACAGATAGCTGTTTGACTAAATTGTACGATTAACCAAATAGTTAAAATAATCTGATAAACAATTAATCCAATAATGAGTTCTTTCATCTTGATTCCTCCAAAAGTTTTTCACCCAGAGGGGCCTCCAAAACCTACCCTTTAGCAACTATCAGTTTCATCATAGGCCCCGTTCCACTATTTTCTATCAGCAGGTTTTAATAAACATAGGTATACGCTCCTTACTTTATCAAACCTTCACTGTCTGGGTTTTTTAAGTATATCATATTTTTTAGTGTTTGTCAAGTATGACTATTTGATTCTTTGAAATCATTTTAACCCGGTCTTTTAAATAACGAGCCCGTCGACCATTGTAATAGGTAACATAGGTATATTTTGTTTTCTTCTCAATTGACCTAACCATATTATATTTCAGATGGTTACACATCAAAAATTTCCCGGGGCCACCTGTAAACAGGTTAAGCCAAGCTCTCGCCACATCTGAACGACTTGATCGCGGTCATCTAAAATGAAATCAATATTATATTTACCCCGGATATTTTCATCAAATAATTCTCTTTTAATAATAGAATCTTTACGTACGTCTCCTGTCTTTCTCATGAATATTTTTAATTCTTTATCCATGACCTGAACGTTCTTTTTAATCCACTGTATTGACTGCCTCTTACAACTATCATCTCTACCTGACATAAAGATTACATCACCCTGTCCGTAAGAGAGGTAATCTTCAACGATTTGGATAACCGGATCATTTGGTAAATCGGTATCGCATTTATCATACTCATAAGGAGTCCGCCCATTATGTAAACAAATAGTTCCGTCCAAATCACAAATAATCGTAGCAGGTAATCCTTCAATGTATTCTATTTTTGTTATTTCAGGTTTGAGATACAGATCATAAAATTTTCGGATCACCTTTTCACCCACCGAGTTAGCCCGTTTTAAGTCACGTTCAATACATTTTTCTAAAGATAGATCAAAGATCTTAGTTTCAAACTGCAATATGCGTTCAGTCCCATAATACTCATGGATAAACCGAATCTTACGATCAAAATTTATTGGATTCAAATGTGTAGCATCAACTATTATATTATACCCACTATCTAAGGCGTCCGTGATACAAGATTTTTCCATCCGGGAAATTAAGTCCTCCTGTTTAGGTAGCCAATACTTACCCCGCATACGCCTTAAATCATCACGGCTAACCCGAATCCAGTCTATATTCTTCTCACAGTATGCTCGGGCCCATGTTGACTTACCACTAGCGGGAAGCCCTTGGGTAAAGATTACTTTAGACATGAAGTCTCCCCATTATTTTTCTATTTTAGTAAAAGTACCTCTTAGCACCACACCATTATTAAACATAATATAACCTTGACCCGCCTGACCATGACCACAACAGGCAAACTTTACTCCGGGTAGAGTACCTAAACAAGCGTCATGACCTTCTTTGGTTGGAAATTTTTGACACTTAGGACAGAGCCTTTTTTCTGAGCAATCAATAGGTTCATGATTATCAGAATACCGCCAGACTCTCTGGCCCTTATCAAAATAAATAGGATTTCCGTGAAGTAATGCTGTCATTAGAAATAGTCTTTCCGTATTTTTAATAAAAAGTCATTCACTTTTTCAGGATCGGCTTTATGGTCACATAATGATAAGATTGATTTAGTCTTTGCCATTAAACATTCTGCCAAATTGATTATATGCCCCATATCGAAAGACTCTGTCCCATATTTAATTCTTTCAAGTTCTTTTTTAAAGGCGGGATCTACAACTTTTAAACTAAATTTTCCATAATGTAATAAATCCCAAAGATTATATAAAGTTCTTAAATAAGCAACAGCATACTTACGGGGCCGGTCATCTTTTTTATCTAACATTTTCTTTCTCTGATTTAGGCCATATCCAGTGAAGGCATTAAAAGCATCTTGAGGATTCCAAACATATGGAAATAATCCCCGGAGTTCATCACTTAATTTTCGAAGACTTAAATCTTCTAAAGGATTATCAGGTGGAGTATGTATAGGAATCTTTGGTGCCATAAAAACTTCGAGAATAGTTGGATTACATCTTAAAGCTAAATGAAGAAAATGACCTATTTCATAAGTAGTTTGATCTTCTTTGCCTTCTAACCAATGAGATCCTTTATATTTATAACCAAGAGAAAGTACGTCCTTTGTAGACTCAACATACACCCCGCGATAATCATGATCAGAGTCTTTAGTATGTAGTCCATGGGCCCTGCTGCCAACCAGACATTTAAGTATTAATGATTTATCTTCTTTCATATTCTAATAGCTCCATTTCAAAATGTTCAACATCTAAACGTTCTGTTAATACTGGCTGAATTTTCCCTCTGTAAATTATTTCATAACAAGCGGGTTCCCTTCTTACACACTCTCTCCACTCATCCATACAAACAATATCAAATTCTTTACCAAATAAATTTCTATAAAGACTACAGGGAATGAATTTCACTCGGCTAAATGCCGGTTTACGTCCATAAGAATATTCTAAATCACGAGCATGACTACGTGAAGGACAAAGAACAATCGCATTTAACCACATAACTGTTTCTAACAGGCGCTCTGTTTTGCCCGAACTGGCTGGGCCTAATAAAAGTTTTGGTTTCATTATTACTCTCCTTTAAAGTAATTTTAAATGACCAGTGATTACATCAATTATTTTACTATCTGCTGGGCCTATTGCCACGGCTGTTTCTGTTGGTATACCATTAAATTCTGTTTTACCATTATCAGTTATTAAAGCTGTAGGAAGTTCTGAGTCAAGAGCTTTTTGATAGACCCCCAATAAAGCCTCTTTTGAATCCACACTCACACAAATTTTTGTAAAGATACCCTGAATCCATTCTAATTCTTTGGAATCAATGTGTATTTTTATAAAGTTATCGTATGGCATAGGGTCATAGATACGATTAAAAAATACAGCCATAGAGGCATGTGCTCCTTGAGCAATCATTTTACCTTTACGCATATTCAAATCTTTTCTAATAACAATAACTTGTTTCATTAAATTTTTCCCGTAATACTAAATCTAATAAAAATTGGCAAAAGTTTAGTTACTTGTTTTCGAGTTAAGTGCATACGAGTATTACATAAAGTATTTTGGGGTAACTGTAACGGTATCCACCCTTTCGGCGGTCTTAAAACTCTCGGGTTTGTCTCATCACAGCCTAACCAAATACAGCTCTGGGTCGCTAAAGAAGACTCTTGAATAGAGCAGGCTACACCATAATGATCTTTAAATCGCCTAACATTAAAACCTCTGGATGTTTTTTCTAATTTCATTCAGTTTGTCCCTTTGGTTTTTCGTCATCCTCGATTGTTTTTTTAAACAGTCTCCCGGAAGCCATATGATAAATAATTATTCCTTCAGGATTCATAAACCCCGGAGCGACTAAGCTTCCCGCATCTCTTAACTCTTCTAAAACACAGTGAATTTTTAGCGTATCAAACAGTCCCCTCCATAAAACAGGGGCGGCCCCACAACAAGCTGGACGTATTTCGGGATTTTCCCAGCGTTTAACATTAAATAAGGCAAATCGCTTTTCTTGAAGCCCATAATTCCGTTGAATACCTTTGCCATACCACTCACCAAAATGTCGGCCTTTACCTAAATCAATGAGTTCTTTGGCATTTTCTCTAACCCAACTTGCAAAACCATAATTATCAGACTCAAGATTTAACCAACGCTTACGAGAACCCGCGAAAACATATAAATGATAATCCGGCGTAATCTCTTCCGCATAAAGACAATAATTAATAATGAAGTCAGTTACCTCAGTATCCTTTTCTACCCTGTCTGGTAAAAATATTGCTTCAGGATCATTATTGTCAATGTATTCTGCAAAGTCAGTATTATCAAAAATAACGACTTGCCCATTAGTACCATCAATTTTTTCTGTGACCACAATGTCCCGGCTTAACCGAGGTATCTTTGAGAATTTTTGAAAATTTAACATAGCCCCGATCTCCTTACACAATTAGAATTGGTTAAACAATCTTTTCCACCAAGAAAGTCTTCGGATCTTAACTTTCGTGTTGTAATTAGCGGCTGTCCGGGTCGTGTTAATTAAATAATTATTTCTGGCTATCCAATATTTATTCTTTTCTTCTACAGCTTGTTGAACTATACGTTTGACCGCAGCCTTAGACATATTTATTAAATCAATAAACATATTCCTATCATCAACAGGTACTAGAAAAAACTCTGACCGTCCGTCTGGCCGGACAACTTCTTCTACCAGATACCGAATATATTCATACTCTACAAACTCTTCTAGGATAGCACCGTCTTCAGGTAAACGAGTAAACGCCCTTTCGTCTTTTAGTTTAAGTAATCTCAAATCCTCTTTAGGTTTCTCAAGAAACCACGGTGTCTTTTGAATATCAATCTTAATTATTTTCATTATACTGTCCTGTTTGTTTTGATTAACTGTATCACTACTCTTTCCTCACCGTTAGCATAATCTATTGAAATAAAATCCTTCAATAATGGTTGTGTACTAAACTTAGCCAATATCTTTTCCCGGCCAAGAAGTTTATGTGTAGCCCAACGATGCCAACCGTCTCTAATTACATAGCGACCAGTTCGAAGTTTTGCTACCTTAATTGGTGGAAAACTACCCTTAGCTAAACCATAAGTATATGTGCCCGCTATAATATTAGCAAACTCTAAAGTTTTTTCATCTAATGGAATTCTATCCATATCAATAAGATTAAGTGAAATTTCTTTTTCAACTCTCAAAACATTAACCTCTGACTTTTAATTCATTGTTAAGAGCTTCGATGGTCTGATTTGCCTCCTTAAGCTTTCTTGAAATATCAGACAGAAGCACAGATAAATTATCTTGCCGGTGTTCCATAATCCCTAACTTATCCTCATACCAAGCAATTAATTCCCCTGTATTTGGTATTGTTTTTAAACGCTGTGGACATGTAAATTTTTTACTTATAATATTCTCCGAGTTAATGTTTGCTGGAATAAAAATTAATCTCCCTGTTTTTGTATCTTTAAATACCATAATTAATAACTTAATCCATTTTTTACCGGACACCAAGAAGGTATACCCTTACTTAAACGGACATTCCGTTTCCACGTTTCATACCATACACTTTTATACGGGATAACTCTATCAAAACAATTGAAACCTTTTTGCTTGACGGTCATTGGATGATTACAGCAGGGTTTCGCTCCACCCGGAGTAAAAGAACCCGTATGGTCGTTATGTTTACAATCACCACAATGTTTTATGTCAATAGTAATTTTCATCTAATTTCTCGATTCTTGCAAGATCCCTTTGAACGCACTCTTTTAAAGCTTCTATATTAAACTTTGCCAAGATCTTCTTCGGCCCAGCAGTTTATGGGGGCCAACTATGACGACAAGAGCTTATTTTTTCTACTTTGGTTCTTAATTTGTTGGAATTCATAGGAAATATTTTTAAAGGGCTTCTCATATTCGGGCCGGATCATCTTCCAAATAATATCTTTATATGGTTTTCCTCTCCACATAGCAAACAATACAGAATGATAACGATGTTTCTGAATTTTTTTCGCGGTTTCACTAAGTATACCATATTCTTTAGCCTCTGTCAAGGTGGGTAAATGATAAAGTAGAGTTTTGCAGAGCCCCATAATAAGATCATATTCTTTTTTTAATTTATCTGTCTGATCCTTCAACCAAGCATAGAATTCATTCGGTACTCTATCAATAATTTGATCTATTGGTTGATTATTTCGAAGTAATGTCCAAATCGTTTTTGTACTTACTCCGGTAAGAATTTTGTGGAGTCTGACATATTCTGCAAATTTAACCTTAACCCTAAAATTTTCCTTTGTTTTTAAAACAAAACCCTCTTTGTTATCCGCTTCGGGTAATTTTAGTTTAGAAAAAAATCCATAATGCACGACAAGGGGAATATTATAGGAATCAGCAAACTTTTTCATTCTAGCATACGACCACTCATTACCCGTTTCTTTATGAATTACCGCTAATAAAATTAAATCTCTACGATCCCCATAATTTACGACTATTCGATTCTTCGGGTAAATGATTTCCCATAAAAAAGTATATTCAGATGACCAAAGAGCTAAGACAGACTGTTTAAAACTATCAAACTTTTCTGTGAGTATTTTTTCCGCTTCTTTAGCTTGTTCACTTTCAAAACTTCCTCGGGTAGCAATACACAATTTTCCATTAACATCTTCATACATAATACCTAAAGACCCATCAATTTTATCAAAAACCGCCCAAGACTCATTCTGTCTTACAGGTAATGGGCCAAGAAAAGAATTCTCCGCGTATTCTCCATAATTAAAGAATTTCTTAAAAGGACGGGCAACAATATGCCCTTTACCATCTAAAATTAATCCCCGGCAATTACGGGTGGCCTCGTTCCAAAATCTCGCATATTGAGTCTTTGCAGTATAATTGTAAATAAAATAATCCTGCAAAGGGTGCTTTCTTTTAGTAATATAACCCTGTTCAATAAGTTTTTGATCAATTTTTATCATAGAAGTCTCTTATGTGTTAATAAACTCCACTTTCATTATTACCAGCATTTGGAGAGTCAAAGCCGGGCCCGAGATCCTCAAAACTAAGTTCTTGAACATAAACATGAAAAAGCAACAGACCCAATTCTGATCCCATCTTTAAAGTATTCACGTATCTGTAATCTTCTGGGATTGCCTCAGCAATTGGATCATCTGTTTGAACAATATAGACACCGATCTTATCTATTTCTGGTTCAATATTCACCCTTGCAAAATTTTCTTCTTCTGATTCTTCAACCTCAACAATTAAAACAGCTGATCCATCTAACTTAACAAGAGCATTAACAATATTTGAACCAATTGGTAAATTAATCTCTTGAAAATTTATGGGATTTATTTTGAATTCGCGAATAATCATTTAATATATCCCGCTTTCTTTAAATATAACCACATTTTTGCTAAAGCATTACTTAACTTTTTCTTATCCTCCTCTTCAAAGTCTAAATATGCACATATAAAATTTTCTTTATCTTTTCCACAATAACTATTGGGTGGTAATTCTTTCAATATTTCATCAGAAATTGGAGCCGAGCATTGTATATTATTTTCTCGCACTTTATAATTGTTAGCCCATAATCGAGAAACAATTTCATCAGTATATTCGTCGATTAATGGATTGCCATATTTATACCAAACTTTATCGGTATCTTGTGGAAACCCATTCTCTTTCAACTCTTTAGCTAATTCTAAATCAACACAAAATTCTTTCATCCCACCACCTCTTCTTTAACCTTTGTTCCATCAAAATGGCATAATTTTTCCTGAGCCGCATCTATTGAGTTAAAAGAAGCCCGATACCTCATGACCGAATCATCATACCATACATCATACCATCCAGCAAAAAGACTATGGTTTTGAATAACATACTCTACTCTTTTATCAACGGTTATTCTTTTAATAATTCTTGCGTTTTTCATTAAATTCTCCTTTTAACCCATCCGAGGTTTATTTATTCGGCGAAAACCTCTTCCTAGATTTTTCCTTCCGACACTTTGGATATAATTTCATTTTTGTTCCCATACACCAAGCCACCCATTTTCTTTTACATAAGGTTTATACTTTTCTTTTAAACTTTGCATTTCTTTTTCCGCTTGATTATCTATATCAGACCAAATATCATGATAGATTGTGTCATAGCAATTATTTGGGGCATACTCAAACACATCCGCATTAACAACCGCAATATGTCTTGGTAATCCTAACTGAGACCAAATTAAGTCTATAATTTCCTGTTCTTTTTCCAATATTAAGATAGAGTTAACCCGGGCTAATTTAGACAGTATTAATGGCATAATACCTAACCCTAAACCCCCAATTAAAATATCCCCTTTAGCTTGACTTATAAAATCAACATTTGTAAAAATTTCACAGGGTGTATCTGTCATTATGTATTCATCATCTTCACATAAATAAGTATAGGTACCGGGCCGTAAATCAAAATAGGTTCTAAAATTAAACCCAAGTAATACTCTATCCCACTCAAGCTTGCAGTCTGCAAGAGTAGCCTCTCTATACTTAATGGAAAATCTCTGGCCCTTACGCTCTTCAAGTATCTTGTGCATAGAAGCAATATATTTATTCCCAAGTCTAATAGCTTCGCATTTTCTTTGATTCATCGAGTAGACCCTCTCTTTTGAATATTCTCTCGTAATTCTATAAACTGACAATTATCAAAAGTATAATCTCCCTCATTATCTTTTCTATCACTCATAGAGTCCACATAGCGTTTCATACCTCATTACCCCAAACATCCCAACCATCTGTTTTTTGTCTTGCGAATAATTCTATTCTGGGCAAATCTCCAATTAAGTCAACAATTCTAGTCCTAACAATATCCGGCTTTTTCGAATGACCCTCTATAGGCGTATCCACTACAGAATGAACTGCCGCGCTTATTCTTTTTGGTTTTCCTTTTGTCGCTATTAAACAAACCTCAGCATTAGCCCTTGTCCAGCTACCCATACCCCAAAACCAAGATGGACTCTTTTTATTCCTTTTAACCCAAGTAAATCCAACAGTCTTATATTCAAAACCCCAGCGTCTTATTAGATCCCAACACTCGTTTAATTTAGGCATAGTAACCCAAAGAAAGAGAATACAATCGTCATCAGCTAAATCCTTAACGGGAAGATTATCTAACCACTCGTTACTCTGTACTTGATATTTACAACCAGCGCCACGATTACCTGCGAGAGCCTTGTCTTTGTAACTCCATGGCGGATCTGCATAAATGATCTTATATTTTTTATTAGGAAATGGTATCATGTTAAACCCCTATTTGTAAAATTCCAATCTTCCAATGATTACAGTCAACTCTTTATGCCATACCTGTCTTTTTTCTTCCGGTGTTTTAAAAAATATTGCGCCATCAACAATATCAGGAAGCTCATCAAGACTCTTAGCAAACCACATAGCTGGGTCAGCACACCGGGAATCTTTAAAAATTTTATTTCTATTTGGGTGTGTTAATCCATAATATTGATTCGGCTCAGTAACTACTTCATAAGCCGTTAATAGCCGCTGATCCATTCTGTTCTTTATGGTCGAAGCGACACCCATCATTCCCTGAGCACCCTCTGAGCAGGCTTCAGCAGAGATTGTTTTTGCAATTATTCTGTGTTTATTATCAATTTCACCAGTAATTAAAGGCATAATAACTTTTACAAAACCAATGCCACTAAAACAAAAAATAACAATCATAAATATAAAAACCTGAAAAAATTCATCCAAATATTTCATATCAATACTCCGGGATTCCTTTTGTTTTATCAGATAGAATAATATCTATCCAATCTCTTTTTGAACTGGAGAATCTTTTAATAGCAATCTTTTCCGCGGCATCTAAATTTTTGGCACAGATAACTTCTTTATTTATCGCCCCCTGATTCTTATAGCGCCATGTAACAATAAAATTTATAAGTTTCATTCCGGCTCCTCAAACAGGGATAGCCAAGTTTCCCTGACTATCCCTATAGATTCATAAGAACTGTTTTACAAAATTAAAATAATGGATCAACGATGTGAGCTAATACGCCTTTTTTGTTAGCTCTGATAAACTTCTTATAAAGGTAAGCACCCATTTTTATTCTTTCTTCTTCAGTGATATATCCCCGAGCAAAAGACTCTTCAGTAACATCCATCTTATATTTATAGATAGAATATTGAGCATCTTTTGAGAAACCAACGCCACCAAAAGGTGTAGTGATCTGTGCTGACGCTGTGCCAGCCAAAGGTGTGGTTGAGGGTGGCGCCATATAAACACTGTTATCCTCTGATACTGAATTATCTGTTAAGGTCACATCTGTTGCTTGACCCTGCTTGTTACTGGCATCTTGAGCCTGTGCTTGACGATTATTGGCTGACTGAGCCTGTCCTTGATTGTTCTTAAGCAAATTCACATTAACATCCGTCGTGTCAACATCAACGTCATTCTTTACCTTAACATCATTTTTGATTTTGTTTTTGATGTCATTGGCGTTGAAATTCGCATTTAAGTTCTTATTCACACCAACAACCGTATTTTTGTTTGTGTTCTTGTTCTTACTGATTCCGACACCCACCCCGACCGCGCCCGCATTGGCTTCAGAGTTTCCACCCTTGTTTGTGGTGTTGTAATTGTGATGAGTGCTGCCGTTTTGGTTTGAACCATTACCGTTTGAATTACCGGCAAATACTGGACTGCATACAACTAAACCTAACATTACCGCGATTATAATTGCTCTCTTCATTTTCATTATCTCCTTTTAAATTATCAATTTATATTTAACCTAGAAAATCTTTATCCGCGTATCTCATAATGTCGAGCCTCCTTTCAATAACCTGCGGTAAACACGCATATGAACCTCATACACTTTGGGCATGTGACTACAGAGTTCTTTTATTTTCTCTTCAGTCCGTTCTGTGCCCCATTTTTGAAAGCATCTTCGTAAGGCCTCTTCTGCCAGAACTTCCGAAATACTAATGTATTGAGCCCTTTCAACCTCTCTTATCTTCTTGACTTATGATCGTCAATCATCTTAATAACTTCATTAGCTTTATGACAACCCATTGATCCGCGCAATTTCGCATCTAAAGATTTCTTTGAATCTTCGCAACGGTCATCCTTTGAATTTGATAATCTTTGTCTTGCATAATCTGATTCGTTCATGTCCGCATACTCCTTCTTCCATGTCTTTCGAGATTACGTGTTGAAAACATAAACCAGATAACTCTGAGAAAAACTCCCATACCTACCAACCAAATCCATAACTTTACCGGAAGCACAATAAATAAAACGATTACAATAACACATGCTGCAATGAATTCTAAAATTGTGGTCAGTGTTTTCATTCTAAGTCCCTTCCCTTAATATCAATGATGTTTTGAATTTGTTGTTCCATTTGAGGCGTAGATTCTATTGGTAAGCCTAAAGCGTTTCTGACCTCCTCTACATTAATCTCCCTCTCCGTAACCCAGACACCACGATTACCATCCGCGTCATCGCCATATAGGTAGTTAGAGGCGGAAACAGAAACATCAGCATAAAAAGTTTCCTCAATGTCCCCAATAAGGAGAGTAAATTCTAAATTATTAACGTCATATGTCCAGTTTGTCATCTGTCATCTCCCGACCCTTGAAGTTTACCACGGGCCTGTCTGTCTTTTAATTTAGTAATGTTTGCTTCCCCGATCTCCTCTAGGGTTAAGTCCAAGTCTTCCGCTATACTGTCTAAAACCTGATAGACCTCACCAAGCAATTTCTTCATATCCGATTTAAAACCTAAACGGGAAAAATCGCAATTATAACAAATCTGTTTCTCCAACCGACCCAGAACATTCCCCGCCCTATTACTGAGTCTGATAACATGACAGATAAAATTGGTCTCTCTTTTATAAATAACAACTTCCGCGATTTCTTTTAAGGTTAAGCCTAAATCTTCCGAGGCATTAGCTAAATACCAGTAGACATCACCAAGCTCTTTCTTCATTGCCTGTTTAAATTCCAAATTGTAAAAATATGAATTATGATCCCGAATCTGTTTTTTAAGTTTTCCTAGAACCTCCCCAGCCTCATTACCGATTCCAATAATATGGCATGTAAGACTGAGACCCGGAGGATAAATATCTAGTTTCCTTGCCTCTTTTTGGTATTCATTAGCTTGCATTTTTGTATATCCTTATCTCATGTCCCGGTTTAATTACTTCAACGTTAAGGTCAGCCTCTAAATTTTTTGCTGTATGATAGAGATTTCTGAAAACTTGGACACTTACCTTTCCCAAGCAGATATTAATTTCGCCCTCTTTTCTGGCAACGCTCAATATATCTGCAATTAAGATTCTGTCCTGTCCGTTCATTAAATATCTACTCCGTTAATAATTAATTCTTTGACTTGTCCAACATCAGAATCTTTTACTTCGAGAATTATACTATCATGAATTTGATGAACGCAACGAACATCTAAATTTTTCTCTTTAATCTTTTTCAGATATTTAATTAAATCTTCCATTGTCATATTGTGCTCCACTTATTAGACGGAAAACGGGGCGAGTATATAGGCAGGTCAACCCGCCCGCACTTTCTGGTTTTACTTCTATGTTACATCATCCATTGTGCATAAAGTATACCACATAATTTCAAAAATGTCAAGTGCTGCTGTTAAATTTCTCTGTCCAAAGGTGTTAATCCATTCTCCGGCGTGTAATGCGCAACACCGCCTATATACGGATTAGAATAATTTGTATCTTTTAAATCTCTCCAATATCCAATATCTTCCGGGCTGGACAGTACCGCCTTAACTCCGCGAGCGTTTTCTTCTGCTTCGGCGCGGGCCTGCTCAAGGGTTTTATCGCCTTTAATAAAAATATCAAAATAAATACTGACCCTAAATCGTGTTTTCATATTAAACCGCCTCTTGTTTTTATAATAATATCCATAGGATTAAATTTTCTCTGACCATACTGACTGGAACCTTCTGTTTGTGTAATTTTTATATATCTGACTTCACCAAAAAGAAAAGTATGCCCAATGCTAAGATCGCTAAAAAATTCTTTATCCTCAACCTTTTTCTGAATTCGGAATTTTTTATTTATGGGATATTGTAAACAAGCTCCACCCGGAAGAGTCTTTTTCTTAATTAAATCTACTTCAAAGTCCCTTAATTTGGCTATACCATTAGGGCCCTCACATCTTAAAATCTCACCCCAGACTTCAATAATACAATATTCTTGATTATTCAAATGTGATTTTACTGTGTCACCCGCATTAAATATTTTTGCCATTTTAAAACCCTCCAACTGGAACCAAGATTTTATCAGCCTTTTCATAATTACAGGGCGCACAGGCTGGTTGTAAGTTTCTCATTTCTCTTGTCCCGCCTAAAGACTTTGGAATAATATGATCCACAGTCATTAAGATTTTGTTACGTTTCTTATCCACATAGAATAAATCATAATGAATATGGCCGCGCCTATCCTCCCATTTAATTATTGTATTGCCGATTATGCCGCAATAAACACACTGAAAGCCCTTCCGCCAAAACACTCGAAACCGTCTATGTCTTTCAAAACCTCTCCTCTTCCTGAAGAAATTAGGAATACTGTCAAAGATTTTTAAAATTTTCATTTTCATAATTAAGCCTTTGTTAAAAGTTTGATGCTGGATTTTCCGATTTTTAAATTCTTGCCGTAGGAATTCATAATCTCGTCAACGGGTATATCAGTCTCCTCTGCCATTTGATGCGGGGATTTTACCCAGCGATTAATGCGGGCAGCCTCTACATTGAATTTTTTCATAAACTCTTGATTGAATTTAATATGTACAGTACCTTTTTTATACGCCCTGACACTCATAAAAGTCTCTCTTTTATCACTGGTACGATAACAAAAATCTTTTTCTTTTCCTGGACTCCATTCAAAATTTCTTGTCTTGTCCAAAACATTGAAGCCTAAATTTTTAGCAACCGTACAAATATCGTCTAAAAAATCGTGGATACTATTTGCTATACCGTTCGGATAAACATGATCTCCATAATTACTCTTATTAAAGCAGTTATATTTTTCACAGACAATCCGATAGTCTAAGGTGTAGTGGGTGTGATCACTTCGAGAATATCGCCAACCGTCCTCAACCATTTTCTTATTAGACTTATAATTTTTTACGTTCTTGGGTTCTGTTATTCCTTGATAGACAGAGCATAATTGCTGATCTATATATTTATTTGCATTTTTAATTACCCAGATTACCATAGCATAGGCATTTGCCGCTGTAAAATCTATGGTTGTATGCTCTCTTAATGTTTCTAGCATTGATTGACGACTTTTAGAGGTTAATCTTTCAGTAATTTTATCCAAATTATCAAAAAGCTCTTCCCAATAAAAATTTTTCAAACCCTCAATTTTTAATTTCAAACCAGACTTAACACCCTCAATATTAACATCGAACTCTTTCAGAATACACGCGTCTAACTGTTCGATTTGTTTGTATGTGGCGTATAATTTTTTCATATCTTCTAAGTATAACTCTTCCAACCGTTCAATTAAATTGTATCCTTTGATTAATTTCTTAAGCCTTTCTTTGTTCTTTTGTTCTTCTTTATAATCATAACCCTTCGACACATCAGCCTTAATTTTAAAAGTTTCATCAAACCAGATGTCAAAGGGATCTGATAATAGAGTGTTACTGTAGTCACTTCCAGTCAATGTTACCTTTACTATATCCACATTACACCGGGCCTGTCTTTCCGCATTAAGAAAATCAAAACTGCCTAACGTTTTGTAAAAAGTTTTCCGGTCACTCTTTTTAAAACTCTCAGCCCGTAATTTTAAAGCCTCTTGGATTTCCTGATTTTCTTCCCACCTACTCGGAATAACTAAATAAATAAATTTTGAATTAGCTTCTTTGATTATTTTCTTTGTCCATTGAACATATTCACTATAGGGCGGATTACAAAAAATCACATCAACTTTTTTATCAATTAGTGTTTGTTGATAAAAGTCTGTTCCTATAATAAAAATATCTTCAGGCATTGAATTAATTAATATCGGACTTTTTTCGAAGGCATATTTTGTAATAGTTGCTTTAGGTATGCCTTCCGAATCACATTGAATCATATCATCTAAAATATTGAATACGTTACCATTACCCGCCCCAATATCCAATAAAGAAAAATGACTTGACTCCTCTTTCATATCTTTAAAGATTACTGACAAAATCTCTTTCGTTGTTGGATAAAATTCAAAGTCCTCGTTATTTTCTTTTAAGGTTTTTATTAACGTGTTCATGGTCAATTTTCCTTTGTGAGGGGTTTTCAAAATTTTCTAAGGTCTGATAATAATTATTTTCTTCTTCAGTTTCCCTTAGATATTTTAATTGATTAAGACTTAAAGTCATAATTAATCCTTTTTTAATTATTTTTTAATGCCGCGGCAATTTCCTTTTCCTTACCAGCGGCAATTAGAGATATATGGCACTCCTGCTCTGTGCCGTCCCACCAGCTACTACAAAATAACTGCCTGCTGTGTTTTGATCTCCTTTTGTTAATTATTTCCACTCCCCTTTTCTATATTTTGCTTGTTTAGCGATTTTCCAAAAGGTAGTTTGTATGATTTCGTTGTATTTTTTCCGTTCAGCCCGGTCGATTTTGTTGTATTTTTCCCGCGCAGCCCGGTCGATTTTGTTGTATTTTTCCCACTCAGCCTGTTCGATTTCGTTGTATTTTTCCTGCGCAGCCCGGTCGATTTCGTTGTATTTTTCCCACTCAGCCTGTTTGATTGTTTGATTTCGTTGTATTTTTCCCGCGCAGCCCGGTCGATTTTGTTGTATTTTTCCCACTCAGGCTGTTTGATTTTGTTGTATTTTTTCCGTGCAGCCCGGTCGATTTTGTTGTATTTTTCCCACTCAGCCTGTTCGATTTCGTTGTATTTTTCCTGCGCAGCCCGGTCGATTTCGTTGTATTTTTCCCACTCAGCCTGTTTGATT